TCAAGCACTTAGGGCCGATTCATCGGCCTTATTTTTTTGCTGTGCCGCAGATGTCAGACGTACCTGTGCCAGATTTGTGACTTGAGCTGGTTCCAACAAGTGTTCCACGCACAGGTGGGCATAGCGTTGTGGCATTTCGATGGTCTCCCATCCACCGAGCCGTTTCAGTGTGTAGATGTCGGTACCGCCCTGCACGTGCCAGCTTGCCCAAGTGTGCCGCCAGTCGTGCCAGACGAAGTCCGTGATGCCAAGCGACTTCATCTCCTTTCGCATGATGCTGTCGTTCGAGCGTGGCCAGTAGCTCATCGGCTGTCCGTTTCGATCGACAAAAACATGAGTCGAGTGCTTGCCAAGCTGCCCTCGTATCACGCTCACAGCATCGTCGGAGAGCACGCAGTAGAAGTCTTTGCCGCTTTTGAACATGCTGCCAGGGATGAAAACGCATCGCCGACGCAGATCGACCCGATCCCACGTTAGTTCGTACACATTCGACTGCCGCAAACCAGTCGCCAGCGCAAACCTTGCCATCGTTGCTAACCAGGGTGGCAGCCGCTCGATCAACCGTGCGGCGTGATCCTGAGTAAGCCAGCGGATACGCCCATCCGGCTCCTCGTAGACCCGGAAAGCTGGGACATGATCGATCCACTCCCAGTCACGTATCGCGGTGTTGAGCAGCGCTCGAAGCGTAGCGATCATCCGGTTGCGCGAGGCTGGCGCCGAGTAGCGTTTTTCCACCACCTCTGCCGCCTCGGCTTTGGTGATGCTATTGATCGCCCTACCCCGAAACGCCTCAGTCCACCATCGCAGATAGCGCTTGTCGTCATCCAGTGACTTTTTGTGCTGTATCTCCTTCAGGTAGCGTATGGCCGCTTCTTCCCACAGATACTCACGCTTCACATTGAGCCGGCTCTGTTCCCAGAGCTTGGACTTCATGCGGTCGTGCAGCTCCTGTGCTTCCTTCTCGTTTTGGGTTCCAGCAGACTGTCTAATTCGCTCGCCAGTTGGCGTAACGATGTCGATCCACCAGATCCCCTTTGTGCCTCTTTTCTTGATCGGCATGGGGTTTCCTCTTCGCCCCGTGCGCCAGCAGGCGCATTGTTGAGCTGCGTGGAGAGCTTGTCTAGGTTGCTCGGCCAGATCCGCCACTGCCGGCCGACCTTGAAGCCGACGCCAGGCTGCGAACGCAGGGCACGCAGTACGGTGCAGGTCGATACATGCAGGATGGCGGCAGCCTCAGGCGGAGTTAGTGCGTTCATTCCTGCCCTCCATCGCTCATGGCCTCCCCGATTGCGGCTGCGGCGCGTACGATGGCGCGGCGAGCGGCTGCGCAGGAGTCATCACCGCGTTGTTCTGGGAAAAGCTGAGTGTTGCCACGCGACCGGTAGACAACCGCCTCAACCTTGCCGTGGTGCATCCAAAGGTCTAGGTCAATGCGGCATCTCACTGCCAGGCGCAGTGCGTCGCCATCGTCTTCGAGCGGGTTCCAAGGGAAATATGACTTGAATTCTGTGTCATGGGGCGAAACAAGCTGCCAAATGCAAGGCCTCTCCCCACAGCCCCCGAAATTGAACCAAACGAAATTGAGGCCCGCCGCCTTCGCCGCCAGCTCCAACAGCTCACGGTCGGTTTTCATTGAACTCTCCTTGCGGCTTTCCATATCCGCAGTGCACGCACCAGTAGACCCCCTGCGTCGGATCTTCCTTATCGGGGGTGAATCCTTCGGTTGGCCGTGTGTCGTAGATGATTGCGTTGGTCGTGTGCTGGTGTGGCGCTAGACCATAGCTGGGGAGGCATGGCACTCCGTCTGGATCGGTGCAGTGCTCACAGGTCATGTTTCCACCCACTGCGGATAAACCGTGCGCAGCATGCCCAGCACTGGCTTCGACATTTGCCGTCCAGATTCGAAGCGGCTGCCACCGGACTGCGTGACGCCGACCGCTTCCCAGAACTCTTTCTGGTTCAGCCCAGTCTTGGCGCGGATGGCTGCGATGTTGCGGATCGGGGCGAAGAGTGGGTTTGTCATGTGACTTCTCCGGTTGCTTTAGCGATGGCGGCTCTGGCTGCGTCGAATTCATCCGTGGCACGGTCTGCGACGCGGATAACTCCGATCAGGGCCTCCAGCAGCTCAGGGGCAGCTGCGATAAGCCGCGCATCTGCGTGATTGATGTTTGCGCACCAATCCGCGTGGTGTTCCCGGCCCTGGAATGGCTCAATCCAATCTGGCCTGTCGCACGCGCGGTGCATGATGTTCATGCCGTGTTCAGAAAGGTCACGCAGGCGGATTACCGCCCCTCCCATCCCCCACCGGGCAAAATCCATAACAGTCAGGTCGTATTGCGGGCGCCCGCCGACGAGCTCCACGTTTTTGTGCCGATCATTAAATTCCCAACGCCACGGCCCCGGTGTGTGCTTGCTCATGCCACATCCTCCATCATTTTCAAGGCATCCCGCCACAGCGCATCAATCGCCACGCTCTCGCGGTGATGATCTGGCACGTAGCGGTTGTAGTGGCTCTGGAACAGCTCGTTCATCCGCTCCCTAAGCCGGCCCATGGTCATCGACATGCGCGATTCAACGAGCGCTTCGAGCACGCGCTGATCGCCTTGGCCAAGCTCGCCGAGGCTCTTTGCCCGCTCGACATCGGGCAGCGCTTCATTTGTCATGGCTATCTCCTAGGCGCACGCATCCCTGCCAGGTAGAGGGCATCAGTTCGTGCGGTGGGTAGTTGGGTTACTTGCCTGTTACCTCGGTGATGATGGATTCGATGTTGACTTGGTCATAAGTCTGCCCTGGGCCTTCGCCGAGCCACGCATCCCATGCTCGCACCTTCACCGCCTCCGCCACGCTGCGCAGCGTGTCGCGCGATGGGTGGGTGTAGAGCTTGTAATCGCCAACTGGCAGCGATCGGCCGGCCTTAGTTAGGGCGTAGCCGGTGCCGCCGCCTTCGTACTGCTCGATCCACACCACCGGCTCAGCCGCCTGCATCTGCTCGGCGATGGCGCGTAGGGCGGCGGCCATGTTGATTGCAGCCTGATCCTCGTCCCACGACCCCTCGGGAGCCGACCAAAAAGCATCAGCCAACGCGATCATTTCCTTTGGGCTCATTTGCCTTGCTCCTGTGCGATGGCGGCGTCGATGGCCGGGCTCAACTGCGTGTCTGCATCACCGTCGTTCAGCGCCCTATCGATGGCCGTATACCCGTCGCCGCGGGCGTAGTTCGCGAGCAACCACCGATACCGCGCCGCATCCTTCCGATCCACCTCCCGCAGCGCCTGCCACTGGCGGTTAAGCTCAGCGAGCCGGTCCAATAGAGCGATTACCGTAGCCGGGCTCACCGCCGTGAAGAATGCATCCTGCTCCTTGGACAGATCAGCTCGCGAATACGGGCTATCACCGAAATAACGGTCGCCGTACAGATCGGTGAAAATTGGCTCGGCAACACTGGCCAGACGGCGCAGCTCACCCCAATCAGGTATCTCCGGCGCATCCGAGCTGGTGGCCGGAGGCACCGCGCTGTCGTCGAAGCTCGGCGCGCAATGAGCGCACATGCAGTGTCGAGTTGGCGGGTGCGGCTCGTGCGCCTGCTCACGAATTACGAACAGCAATCGCTTCCACAACTCCCTGACGGCCCATGTTTCGTTGATGCTCACATCGCCAGCGCCAGACCAGCGCGCTGCCTGGATGATTTCGTCGCTCAGTTCAGTTGGCACGATTTGGCCCACAGCCCCCGGCACGCTCGCCACGATGGCGGCCTTTTGCGCCCATGCCACGCCGTGGCGGAAGGCGTCGGAAAGCTGGCTCGGCTCTCCAACGGGGAGCCTGTGCGCGCGCAAGCCCTCTTCTTCGACCGCTGTCAGCGGCACCTTGTGCATGCTCATGGCTGTTCCTTTGCCGCTTGGGCGGCGTCTCGATACTTGTGTCTCAGCCGGTCTGGTATCGGCGCGCCGGGATAGCGCCAGACCTTGCGACGATCCTTCGGCTCACCCATGTAGTCGGTTGTCATCACTCACCACCCTTGCCGCACTGGGCGTCTTCCGGTGGCTCGATGCCTGGGCGCATGGCGTTCGTGTCGCCGACCATGGCGCGATACCAGTTCAGCAGGGCGGCGCCGCTGCTGATGGTGTGGTGCTTGGCTTTCTCGTCGTTGCCAGCCAGCGCTGCGGCGAGTGCCTTGCCGGCCAGATAGCCAATCAGCCAGAACCAGTCTTGCGGCTGCTTGCCCGCGTCGTGCTCGACGCTCCAGCGCTCGATCTGGTGTGCTGCTTCCAGGCGCACGGCCTCGAACCATTCGTGAGTGTGCGGAGTGTTGATACGGCCTTCCAGCTCAGCAATGCGGGCTTGCAGCGCCTCGACATCCACCTGCGGCGCGGCCGGGGTGACGATGGTTGCGCTTGGTGCTGTAGGTAACGGCATCCAATGGGTAAAGCCTTCCCCTGAAACTGGCTCGTTGAATTCATCCACCCAGCCCGGCTCAAGGTCGTGCCAATCGCTGTCACACAGGCGGCCCATCTCGCCGCAAGAGTGGTAAGGCAGACCCCAGTAGTAACCGGCGTACCGACCGAACTCTTCATGCCAAACATCTACGACGGTGCCGTCTTTCGGCGCAGTTTCAATCGGGCGCCAGCCCTCGGGCACCAAACGTGCCGCTTCGAGCATGGTGGCGTAGGCGGTGAGCTGCTCTTCCACCACTTCGTAACCCCGTCTCCCGTGGAAATGCTCAGCCCAATTGCGGGCGAGTTCTGCTGTGTGCTTGCTCATGCGTGCCGCTCCTTCGCGAAGTGCGCCGCGACATCCGGGGCGAACTCCTTGATAAACGTGATCAGGTCAGCTTCGCTGATGTCGAGCTTGGCGAGCGTCTTGGCGCCGCCCCATGCCTTCGGCCCAGCGATGCGGTAGCAGCTGTCGCCGTCCTTTAGCCCCAGGTAGGCGAGCTTGCCGCCCTCGGCGTTTACCGCCACTTCCAGTTCGTAGAGGTTGCTCATGGCTTCATGCCCTCGATGAGCTTGAGGATGTCCAGATCGCGCTCAATGATCAATGCGCATTCGGCGGATGACTGCGAGAAGTGGCGATGGACCTGCCGCAATGGTTTGGCGGTGAGAATCCGCTCGCTTCGGTGGTTGCAAAGATCAATTGCTTCGCGCTTCGCCGCTAGCGCCACGCGCTCGCCATACGCCCGCAGCGCGTCGTCGCGGGAGGATTGGGCGAGGGCTGCAACGCGTCTTTGATCTTGTGCCGACCAGCAATGCTGGCATTCGGCGGGGCTGCAGCGATGTATATGGTCTCTATCAGGGCAATCCTGTTCGTGGATGTACTCGTGATCGCGCAGGATGATGTCCCGCAGCCGCGCGATCTCCGCCTGTGCTGCAGCGAGTTCGTTGTTGTGGTCGGTCATGGTCAGTTCACCTTGATTGCGAACACTCCGACCGGATCGGGGCCGAAGTGCGGATGGGTAATGGTCTTGATCGTGTATCCGCGCCATGGGCGCACGAGCCGCCGGGCGAGGTCAGATTGAGCCGGGTATCCAAGCTGCAGCACGATCCGGTCGTAGGTTCGGTCTTCGAGCCGCTTGCACCAGTACGGAGTCATCAACCGGTATTCCTCGTCCTTGGTCCCGTCCTTGATCTGGTTGAAGTAGATGGCCTTTAGCGGCAAGACGAGTGTGGTCATGCTGTACTCCTACTTGATGCGCACCAGCCGCCAGAACCAGCAGCCTCGGTGCCATGTCTTGGTGACGACGCCCAGGCCAAAGAGCCGGTGCAGCACTCTCATCGATGATTGGTGAGTCATGCTGCAGTCGCTTGCGATGGCTTTAGCGGTCACCTGATCGTGCGTAACGAGGTACGCAAAGACGCGGTAGGCGACTGGGGGCATGGCTAGGCCTACTGCGGAACGTCTTCAAGTAGCTCCTCGGTGGCGGGCTCATTCACTGCCACGTTGGGTTGTGGCCAGCTGTACTCCTTACCCTCCAGGCGAATCCAGAGCGCGTTTCTTCCTGCGGATATGGTGGTGAAGTCGAAGGTATTGATCCGCTCCCACGAACGAGTGCCGAACACCGCCTCAAGCACATCCGCCTTGGCTCTCTTGGCATCATTCGATGTGCCGCCGTGGTGCTTGTTGAGCAGCTCCACGATCTCGTCCAGCGCGATTTCCTTCATGCGCTTTTCTTTCTGCCAGCGTGGCTCTCCGTCTTCGGAGAAAAGCTCGGCGTTGTCGCGGCTGGTATCCACGCCAAGATGAACGCCACCGAGATTTAGGTATTCAATGTGGGGGAGAAAATCGCGGAACGTGGGGTTGGCGAACTGCTTACCGTCAATCTTCGTGCTGCGGTCCTTCAGGATCGTTGCGGTACGCCACACTTGGGGCGGGCTCTGGTTGATGTCCATCTGCTTTTCCATGAGCACCAGAATGGAAGGCTCATAGCCTGTCTCGCCCTCGGCCTTCATCTTGATGCCAGTCTTCTCCAAGTTCTTTTTGCCATCCTCGCCTTCGAAGAAGTCATATTCGTAACCAGCCCGGCCACACAGGACGATGTGGCAGTTGCTGTTCACATAGCGGTCAGTGAAGCGGCGCCATTCCTTCTTGAGCCATGCCCAGTCACTGAATTCCAAGCCGCGCTTACGGTTCCGGCGCTGCGCGTATTCATCGCACAGCCCAGTCCAGAAGTGGCTGATAGAGTCGATCAGGAGGAAAGCCCCCTCGCTCTCTGCCTCGTCCACGGCAGTCACGAGGTCAACAAAGGCACGGGTCTTGGCAACCATCAGTTGAATGCCTGCGGCGTCGAACCGGGGCTTTACCCAGTCCGATCCTGTTTCGGTATCCAGAAACATCACTGGCTTGTCACCGCCGGGCAGGCCCTTGGCTCGCATGTGCTCGACCATGCCGATTGCGATTTCGGTTGCAGTGTGGGTTTTTCCGTCGCCGGCGAAGCCCATGATTCCGCACTTGAGGAACGCTTGAGTGTTGGTGGCTGGCTTGAACAGCATGATGTGCTCCGGGCATAAGAAAGGCCGCTTATGCGGCCTGTGGTGAGTGAATCTTGCTCAGCTGCGACTGGTGCCACTTGAGCATTGCGGTATGTCGTCGGCGCCTGCCGTTGTTCATCGATACGCACGCAGCGTGCAGCTCGTTCAAGTGCGCGCGGTGCTCCATGTGCTCGTCGGCGGGCAGCATCAGGTTTGCGAGGGTGATGATGTCCTCGTGGTAGTTGTGCTCGATTTCCAATGCGATGGCCATGGCGTGGTTCAGCTCGCCGGTGTGCCATTGCATGCACAGCCAGTGCCAGGCTGCGCGGGCTAGAGTGATGGGGTTCATCGTTTCTGCTCCTGTGCTATGGCGGCGTCTATGGCGGCGGCTACACGCTCGCGGCCTTGCAGGCACGCGCCGGAACCGATGCTTGGCACCTCCCTATCGCAGTTCTGAATCTCCAAAACCATGCCGACCTCCGTGTAGCACTCACCGACGTATGCGTACTGCGTTAGCCACCGATACCGCGCCGCATCCTCCCGATCCTTCTCCCGCAGCGCCCGCCACTGGCGGTCGCGCTCGGTGCACACCAGCGATGTGAATTGGTAAAGCTCGTCGAGCGTTGTAACCACGTCGGAGATGAAGCCATGCATGCCGGCCTCCCGCGCCATGCGGACAACTTCGGTTTGTGCAATCTCCGGCATCTCCGGCGCACCCGAGCTGGTGGCCGGCTGCTGGGCCTCTGCAAGCTGTGCTCGCAGATTAGCGATAACTCCATCGCGGAATGCAATCGCCCCGTCGGCAATCTCCAGATTCTCGGCGATTGGTGCTAGCGGGTTCTTCCACGGTTCATGCAGACCAGTTTTCGAGCCCTCGAATGCAGGAAATTCGGCCGCCGCCTGCGGCACGCTCGCCACGATGGCGGCGGGCTTGAGCTTGGCGAAAAGAACATCGCGCCAGTATTTCGAGTTGGATCCGGCCACTCGCTGGGCCAATACCTTCGCGCACGCCTCAATCGCAGCGCGGGCGATCTGTTCGTCTCGTGTCATGGCTCAGCTCACTGAATCGTCATCACAACAGGCACGCCATCCCGCACATCTGCGGTCACCATGGCGCCACGCTCGCGCATCTCCTGTACCCAGTCGCAATACAGCTGGTCGTCTGCGTGCTGGAAGGATTGCGTTGCTTCGTTCGGGGCCGGGGTCATGCTGCCCCCCCCCGGTTACTTTGGCGATTGCGGCGCGAATCTCGGCAAGGGCTTGGCCAAAGCGGCTGTCAGGATCAAAGTCCATGTAATCAGCGGCGTCCTCAACCGCGCGTACAGCATCCAGCAGCTCAGGGGCAGCTGCGATAAGCCGCGCATCTGCGTGATTGATGTTTGCGCACCAATCCGCGTGGTGTTCCCGGCCCTGGAATGGCTCAATCCAATCTGGCCTGTCGCACGCGCGGTGCATGATGTTCATGCCGTGTTCAGAAAGGTCACGCAGGCGGATTACCGCCCCTCCCATCCCCCACCGGGCAAAATCCATAACAATCAGGTCGTATTGCGGGCGCCCGCCGACGAGATCCACGCTTTTGTGCCGCTCATTAAATTCCCAACGCCACGGCCCCGGTGTGTGCTTGCTCACGCTGCACTCCTCGCTAACGTTTCAATCATCTTCTCCACCCGGTTCCGCGCTTCGATGTGCGCAAGATTGCCGAGCAGCTTGTCTGCTGCAGCCTTGGCGCCTTCGAGGTCACCGGCGTGGGCCGCTGCTATTACGCTGGCTTCCAGCTGGTAATCGCCCGGCTCGTAGATCAGGCCCATCAACACATCAACACCACTGGTGGTCTTGCTGCACTCCCAGTCGTCGCTGATCTGCTCCAGGCGCTGCTCGACGTGCTGCTGGATCAGGTGTTCTTCGTAATCGGATTGATCGACGTAACCTCGCCGTGGCAGGCGCAGTACGTTTTCTGGGTGGCACGACGGGCAGTCCGTGGCGCCGCAGTAGCAGGTGGTCATGATCTTTGCTCCCGATACGGCTGCCAGCGATATTTCAGGCGGCCATTCTTGGGGTTGCGGATTTCTGCTCCAGTCTCATCGCGCTCAACATCCCAGCAACGAACCTGCAAATCGCGCGCTTTCACGTTCTTCGCCAGCTCTTTCCATTCGTTGGCGAACTGTGGCGCGTCATACTCGGGGCTACAGCGAAGCGGTTTCATCTTCTCGAACTGCGCTTGCGTTTCCTTGGCAAGCTCGACGAGGTAGAAATCGGCAGTCCATGGTGTTTTGCTACTGGCTCGCCGCTTGTCTACGAGCTTTTCGGCCTTCTCGCGGGCGAGCTCGTGCGTGACTCCAAATACCGCAAATGCACCCATGGCTATTCCCCCTCGTCCTCGTCTTCGCCCGAATAAAGGCCGGGCACGCGGCTATCGGGCACTAGCTCGTCGCCCATTTCGCTAAACAACAGCACATCACCATTGCCTTGCTCGACATAGGCAACGTGGTTAACCACCCAGTGCGCTGGCATCGCTTGCAATTCCTCGATCAGCGCTTTAACAGTCATCGTCATTGCTCAATCTCCCGGAGCCGATCAAACACCCGCTTCGCGCCTTCATCCGCGCTGTCCGTGAGCTGCACACGGCCTTCGCGGACGAGCAGGCCGAGTTCGTTCAGCAGCTCAGCGCGATCCGCTGCGTCGTTGGCTGCCTGAAGATCCTTAGTGCCCAAAAAGATGGCGTCGTACACCGCGCCAAGCTCTGGCGGAAATTCCTGTGGCTTCATGGCGCAATCCTTCCGAGTGTCTTGTAAACAATTTCACGGGCAATGCTGCGGATCTGTTGGTCGTTACCGCCATTGAGGGCAACGAACAACTGTTCAATTTCGTCGCTGACATCGCTGTTGAAAGCGAGATGTTCTTTCCCGCGCCGCTCCAGCTCATGAATGATTTCTTCATCACTCAGCTCAGGCAGGATTTCGCAGGCGTCTACGTCAACCCAAACGGATGGCATAGGAAGCTCCAAAAAGACGCCCCGGACGTGCCGGGGCCAGAGGAGGATGGAGATGAAGTGGTGCGAATCGCACCGGTGGTGTGTGTGGTGGCCGCAGCGGGTCGGGACTTTGGCAATTGCCCCCTCGCATTCACCACACACACCACCGCTGCAATCCACAGCGGGCCGTCCGCGACGGCGGGATTGGTCTGAAACTGCCGAGATAGCTACTTCATGGCTCTACTCCGGTGATTTCAGGCGGCATTACGCGGCGCCATGTCGCGCTTTCTCCATGGTGGGCACCCCACCGGCAGCTATGCGCCCCGCCTGTTTCGCGTCAACGTTTAGGGGGATGTGGAGCACATAGCTGCCGCTGGAGGCCAGCGGGTTGATCATGCTTCGACGAATTCGCCATCAGCGTTGAGCATGTAGAAAACGTTCGCCTTGATGCCGTTCTCTCCGACCTTGCTCGCACGGATGTGCACGATCTCACCATCGTCGTTTCGGTAGAGCAGGACGATCGCGCCGGACTCCGTAGCCATGGCACGGCCTTCGCGTCCTGCAGCGAGAGCCACCGCGTGCTTGCCAGTGCTGCTGGCTGCGCCGTAGTCGCCAGTGCTGCTGGCTGCGCCGTAGTCGCCAGTGCTGCTGGCTGCGCCGTAGTCGCCAGTGCTGCTGGCTGCGCCTTGGTAGCCAGTGCTGCTGGCTGCGCCGTAGTCGCCAGTGCTGCTGGCTGCGCCGTAGTCGCCAGTGCTGCTGGCTGCGCCTTGGTAGCCAGTGCTGCTGGCTGCGCCTTGGTAGCCAGTGCTGCTGGCTGCGCCGTAGTCGCCAGTGCTGCTGGCTGCGCCTTGGTAGCCAGTGCTGCTGGCTGCGCCGTAGTCGCCAGTGCTGCTGGCTGCGCCTTGGTAGCCAGTGCTGCTGGCTGCGCCGTAGTCGCCAGTGCTGCTGGCTGCGCCTTGGTAGCCAGTGCTGCTGGCTGGAGATTCCGGATCGATCGGCAGGCATTTGCTGGTCGTAAACTCAATTGCAGCCTTGACCAGCCCAGCGATCGACAGCTCAGCTTTTACTTCCAGTTTTTTGCTTGCGACCTTCGAGTCGTCGGCATGGCGCGCCAGATCGCCCGATTGCGACACGACTGCAAACTTTGATCCAGCTGGAGAGTAGTACTTGAATACATCCAGCGGGTACTCGCAGGCATGGAAGCCCGAGGCGCAGGCTTTGACCTCGCCGTCATGCTTGAACTTGCCGCCCACCGCAAACTGGAACCCGCGGCATTGCCAGTTGGCATCGAAACCCTTGTATGACGTGATTACTTCTTCCTGCACGGCCTTCTTTTTGCGTGCTGCCATTTTGTTGCTCCGAATAAGGGCAAAAGAAAACGCACCGCATCACTGCTAGCGCGTGTGGGTAGGACTTAAGCCGCCTCACCATGAAACGGCTTAAGTGCCCCGGCTCGTGAGAACCGGAAACTGCAGCAATCGTGTCTACTGCTGGACGCAGGCCTCGTTACGGTGGCCTGCCAACTCGGGGCGTATTACCGCGCGCCCACGCGGGGCCCAGCTGCTTGCACGTCCTCTGCGATTAAGGCGACGGCCATCGTCGGTCCGCCTTTCCAGGGCTTCTCGGCGCGCATCGGTGCAGCGGCTGCTGGGGTTTGTTGTGCCGGGTTGTTAAAGAGCAGTGCGCGGTGTGTTGCGCTGTTGAGTGAAAGATATCAAACGATATCTACATGGGCAAGTCCTTTTGATATCGTTTGCTACAAAATGATATCGTCGCCGACGAACGGTTTCTGCAGCTCAAAACTGCCATCAATGAAAAACCCGCCACGAGGGCGGGTTGGGGCGGTGCGAGAAGGGCGGGACTAAACGTTAAACGATACGGACACTACCAGGCCAACAACGTGAACATCTTCCAGCTCATCAGGCTGCAGGGTGACATCCTTGTAGGCAGCTGCGTTGTCAGACCTTATTAGCAGTGATCCATCAAGCTGTGCGTACAGCCGCTTCACGAAACACTCACCATTGCGGCAGATCACGTGGATGCGGCCACTCACCACGCGTTTCTGCTTGTGCACGATGATGCTGGCGCCGTCCGGGATCGTAGGAACCATCGAGTCGCCTTTGGCAACTATGCTGAACAGCTTTTCCTTCTGAAGTCCTTCACGCTTGGCCCAAGCGCTGCGGCAGAAATTGGGCGTTCCGGCTTCGTCGATCTCTAGTACCGGCTCACCTTCTCCAGCTGAGGCGCGAAGCGTATAACGCGGGACCTCGAAGATTCCATGTTCTGGATCGGCTTCATCGATGTTGTCAATTACGCGAACAGGGCGCGGTGGCGTTTGAACTGGCGCGCCCAAATTCACCACTTTTGCAACGGCATGTCCTGCCTGCTCATGGTCTTCTGGATGAACATCAAGCCACCCACTTGGCAACCCTAGAGCGGTTTCGATCTCTCGGGCCAGCTTCTCACCCATCGCCCTGCCGCCCGGCTTCTCCGGGTAGATGAGGAAGCGAACGTAGTTCCTGTCCTTCCCGCTCGCCTTCGCGAGCTGAGCAATAACCCCATCGAATCGCTCGTTGAGCAGCTTTACAAGGTTGGCGTGGCGAATCTGCTGGATTTGCATAGTCCAGAGATGATCGCCGTCTGTCGTATCGCTTGATAAGCCTTCAAATGATATTGATTTGTCGGATATCAGTTGATATCCTTCGTTCATGAGCACAGCCTTCAAATCCTACTTTTTCGGTCTCGACAAGATGGGGCGTGAGTTGTTCGCGACCCAGGTCGGGAGTTCGGTTGGTTATCTGACCTTGGTTGCCAACGGCCACCGTATGCCCGGCTCGATTTTGTGTGTCGACATTGAGCGCGCAAGTGGTGGCGCTGTGCGGCGGCGAGATCTGCGCCCAGACGATTGGTTGCGACGATGGCCCGAACTCGCGGTGGTCGCCGGATCCGGTAGGCGCAAAAAGCCCGCCAAAAAGGCTGCTTGATCTAGCTGTTCGGTCTGCATCGGTCTCATAGGCCGGTGCGGGTCTGCGTCACTCGTTGATCTGCGGGGCTGATGTCCCGGTGATCGCAACTGTAACCGCGTTGATGGAGAGAAATCATGCGGCACGATTCCCCGAAGAGTGTGATTGGTGTGTTGCACGACGCAGTACGTGCGGAAATGCGCAAGAGACACCTCAAGCAAGCTGCAGTTGCGATGGAGATCATCGAGCTGCACGAGAGCAGTGGATTGGATCTGGTATCCGGCGTGGTCTTCACCAAGTCTGGCGACGCATGGAAGGATCAGAAGAAGCACACCGAGAAGCTGTTCCGCTGGCTGGACGAGGACCGTGAGCAAGGCAGCCTGCCAGCGAACTTCATCCCGACGATTTTGAGCTGGTTGCCCATGGACAGCCGCCTCACGGCCATGAACGAGCTGCTTTGCGGCACCGGTATGCATGTCGAGCTGGATACCCGCGTTGACCTCGGTGGCCTGTCGATTCCGCAGCTTGGGGCGGCAACGATCAAAGAAGCCAACGAGGCAACCACCGCGATTGCCCAGCTTGTCGCCAACCACAGCGAAGCAAACGTTGGTGTGGCCATCGTCGAAATCTCTGAAGCGATCCACGAGCTGACCCGCACGCTGAAAGGGCTGATGAGCATGCAGGCCATCCACCTTGGCGAAGCTGAGCACGTCGAGCTGACCACGCCGGCCGGGGAGTCGCTGCAATGACCATCACCACCGAACGCTCTGCAGTGCTCGGCATGGTGGTTATGTCCCTGCCGCTGCACCACGAATCCGCCGCTCGCCTCGTCATCCAGGCTGCACAGCTGGGCTGCGCCCCGGAAGAGCTGCAGGCCTACCACACCAACCGCGCGCTGCTGGGCGATCAGCACCCGCTGGTTGTGGACTTCGAGAAACGTTACTGGCCGCGGGGTGAGCGATGAATGCCCTGCTTCATACCATGCGTGAGCTGGCCAAGCCGGCTACATGGCAAGCATCTTGCGACGACGGGGGGGGGCATGCCTTCAGCGCTGCATGTCCATCATAAACGCCGCTCGGATCGTGTTGATGCCCTAGTGCTAGAAGGCCTGCGCGCTGCGGATGAGCCGCTGACCTTCTGCGGCATTGCCGAGTATGTGGGTTGCAGCGTGACCGGCGCCAAGCATGCGGTGCTGCGTTTGGTTGCCGTTGGCAAGATGCGTGACTGCACGGCTGATCATCCGCCGCACGTGTTCGGTGCCAAGTTGTGGGAGCTGGTGCGATGAGCGATGTCGCTTACCAACTCCACATGCGCAGCCTCCGCGACGAGATCCAGCAATGCGACGGGCTGATCGACGACTACCTGAGCACGGGTGACACCGAAGAGGTGGAGCACCTGCAGAAAACGCGCCAGTGCTGCATTCAGAAGCTCGAGCAGCTGAAGGCTCAAGGGGGCTTGCTGTGAATCCGTTGGCTCATACCTTGCGCGAATTGCAACGCTCATTCGGTCACAAGACAGTGTCGTCGCCGAAGGATCAAGACATCGACAAGTCTGTGTTGGCGATCCTCGCCCAGGCCAGCGAGCCGATGAGTATCAACGCCATAGCCAGAGCTCGTGGGAAGCAGGCGCATTCAGGCCGCGATATACCCGCTGGCCATTTCTTCGAAAGCACGCGCCATTCGCTGTGGCGACTGGAATCCATAGGCAGGGTGCGCCGCGTCCTGGCTGGCCGTCTCGATCGTTGGGAGGTGGTGGCGTGAGCTACGGATTCGTCTATGTGCTTGGCAACGCCTGCATGCCTGGCATCTACAAGGTAGGCATGACCGATCGTGCCCCTATGCAGCGCTGTCGCGAGTTGTCTGCTGCTACCGCGGCGCCAATGGGTTTTGACCTCCTCTTCTACATCGAAGTCGACGAGGCGTTGAAGGTTGAGCACGAGATTCACTCTTTGTTTGCGGAAGAGCGCGTCAACGAGTCGAGAGAATTCTTCGAAGTGAGTTTCTCCCGGCTCATTGAGTGTCTACGTGACCGTGCAGAGAACTACTGCATGACATTCGACGGTGAAAGCGAGTTTCAGGAGGAGATCTACAGGGAGGAAGCGGCAGCTATTCAAGCTCGGGTCGGCACCTTCTTTGCGCAAGAAGCAGATCCAGTCCACTGGCCGCGCTTTGACGATTTCCACTTCTGAGAGGCGGACATGAACTTCTACAAGCGCCACATTGGCGACTACATGAAGGACGCAGGCCACCTGTCCCTGCTTGAGCACGGGGTGTACGTCCGGCTGATGGACGTCTACTACACCCGCGAGTCCGGCATCCCCGAAGCGCAGTCGGCTCGCCTGGTGGGTGCAAGGACCGAAGAGGAGCGCGCAGCACTACAAAACGTGCTGGATGAGTTCTTCGTACTAGAGGACTGCGTCTGGCATCAAAGGCGTTGCGACGCTGAGATCCAAGCTGCGCAAGAAAGCCAGGCCGAGCGTGACGCACGCCGTGACAACGAGCGCGAGAGACAGAGTCGTCACCGTGACGAACGCCGGGATTTATTCGCAAAGCTGCGTGAACACGGCGTGATTCCGGCGTACGACACGCCAACACACGAGTTGCGTACAGACCTGTCACGCGTGACAGGTGGTGACGGTACGCGTGATGTCACATGTACGGACACGGCTATCCATAAGCCATTAGCCATAAGCCATAAGCCAGATAAAGAACAAAAGACTACGCGCTCGCCAGCGAGCACGACGCTCGTATCTCTGGCCGATCTGATTGCTGACGGCCTCGCCGAGCAGACTGCCGCTGAGTGGCTTGCCTACCGCAAACGAAAACGCAGCCAGCTGACGCCAAGAGCCTGGGATGGGCTGAAAGCCGAAATCCAGAAGGCTGGGCTTACCCCGGAAGCTGGCGTATGCATGGCCATGGCACGGGGCTGGCAGGGCTTTAACGCCGATTGGTGTGCGCAATCTGCCCCAGCCAGCCGAGCTACAGCGAAGAGTTCCAACCCCAGCTACGACGACGGGCAGCGCCGCGACTACGGCCAAGGAGGCAAGCTGTGAGCGACAAGCAGAACGAATCCCGCCAGGCTCACTGCGAGACCCATGGGGATTACACAAGCACCTTCTTCGCGATGCCGTTCTCAGGTTCTGGCATCTGGAGCAAGTGCCCGGAGTGCTCGCGCGAACACGCCGAGAAGCAGGAGCGTGACCGCCTCGAGGCCGAGGAGCGTGACCGCCGCCGGCGCTGGGAAGCCAAGATCCAACACGCTGCCATCCCTGACCGCTTTCAGGATCGCACGCTCGCCAACTACGTCGTGGAGTGCGATGGCCAACGCCATGCGCTGGAGTTCGCTACCGCATTCGCCTCGGCGTTTGAGCAGGGCCGCTCGAGCCGCTGCGCGATCTTCAGTGGCGAGGCAGGCACAGGCAAGACGCATCTAGCTGTTGGCATCGCCCTGCGGATCATGCATCGCTACAACCGATCCGCCGCGTTCACCACTGTGCAGCGCTACATCAGGGCAGTGCGCGACACCTGGAGCCGCGATAGCGAGCTGAGTGAATCGGAAGTGGTGCGCCACTACGCAGAGCCGGACTTGTTGATCCTCGATGAGGTGGGCGTACAGGCCGGCAGCGAGAACGAGAAGCTGATCCTGTTCGACCTGCTGAACGAGCGCTACGAGAAGCGCAAATCCACGCTGATGCTGACCAATTTGACCGTGGACGAGTGCCGCGCCTTCCTCGGTGAGCGCGTATTCGACCGGCTGCGCGAGGATGGCGGCGAGTTCGTGCCGTTCACCTGGGAAAGCCAGCGCGGCAAGAAGGCAGCATGAAACGCCAACGCCCATGCGGCCACGCCACGACAAGCCTCGACTGCGACGAGTGCATAGCTTGGGCCATTCGCGGCCTGGACAAGCTCGAGCCGCGCAGGAAGTGGATTCAGCAACTTGAGAAAGAGCAGCCGGAGCGCGCCGAGAACATCAAGGCGCTGGTGCTGCGGTATCGGGAGGCGCGAACATGAAACAGCAATTCATCTGCCACACAGACCACATCAAGCACAACGCAATGCATGCGGTAGCGCAGCTGCGTCCTGGTGATGGCAAGCCGATGGTGGTCGAGATCCGGCCATGCACGCGCACGATCGACCAGAACGCCAAGCTCTGGAGTGTGCTGACCGACATCGCCGACCAAGTGAACTGGCACGGCCAGAAGCTCAGCAAAGAGGACTGGAAACATGTGCTCACCGCTGCGCTGCAGAAGATGCGCGTAGTGCCCGCCATTGATGGCGCCGGCTTCGTGGCCTTGGGCATGAGTACCAGCAGGATGACCGTGGCCGAGATGTGCGAGCTGATCGAGCTGGCGCAGGCATTCGGGGCTGAGCACGGCGTGATGTGGGGCGACGATGCCCGGCAAGCCATGGAGTGGGCAAAGCGATGACTAGCAAAATCGCCCCGCGCTCCGCACAGCAGATCGCAGCAAGTGCTACCTACGGCGAGATCGGCCAATTCGCCGTCGAGAAGCGCGCGCCAGTTCGCTCAAGCGCGTGGCTGGATGCTGTTCGATCCATTGACCGCTGCGTGCTCTGCGGCTGCGTGTGCCAAGTGCAGGCCGCACACCGCAACGAAGGCAAGGGCAAGAGCCAGAAGGTAGACGACTGCCTCACTGCGGCGCTGTGCCCCACCTGCCATTCCGAGATTGACCAAGGCAGGGATCTGACGCGCGAAGAACGCCGCGCGCGCATGAACCAAGCCATCGTTGAAACGCTGCGCGTGCTGGTGCGGCAGAACCTTGTGGGGGCGAGATGACAACCCAATTCGAAGACCCTGGATTTAGCGTATTCACCATTCGGTGCATGGCTTTCTACGCATCAGAAATAGCGCATGGCTTCTATCAGCGCTGGTCGGCACTTCCCGGCAAGGCGGCAAAACGAAAGGCGCTTTACCACCACGCCCGATCGCTGCTAATCCACGACAGGATTGTTTGCCACGCGCTTCATGGGGAAGCGCTGAGAAATAACGTGCCGCTGTGGGAGGGCGAAAAGTGAAAGTCCTGTTTCTTGATTTCGATGGCGTGCTGAACAGCATCAAAACCGCGACGGCGTTTGGTGGATATCCGCTGTCACTGGACCAAGTTGGGATGTTCGACCAGACAGCGTTGCAGCTGATCCGCAACCTGCGGGGCGCTGGCGTTTCAATCGTGCTTTCTACGACGTGGCGACTTTTCTGTGAGCAACGGGACATCGAGCGCGCAATGGGCTTTGAGCTCGCCGGGGAAACACCTCGAAGCGAGAGCGGTCGTCGTGGCGAGGAAATCAAGGCTTGGCTCGATGCAAATCCAGATGTGACGGACTACGCCATTGTCGATGACGACAGCGACATGCTTCCTGAGCAGCTGTCGAGATTCGTTAAGACCGACGCACACGAGGGGCTGACGCTGGCCGACTTCTGCAGGATCTGCACCATCCTCGGCATTGATCCTGGCGACACAAGGCCGCGCGAACGTCAATGGAACAAGACGGGCAAGTCGCTCGACTGGGGGCAGGCATGAAGCCACGGATCAAGTGGGACCGTTACTCCAAGACATGGCGATGTGATGCATCAGGCACTGCGACGGCGTGGGGGAAAACTCCTTCAACTGCTTTCATGCATTGGAGCTACGAGCGCAGGCACTGGGAATCGCTGAGGGGGCGCCAATGAGCACGATGCAACGACGCAAAGGTGCTGCGGCAGAGCGCGAGCTATTCGGGCTGCTGGAGGAAGAGTTGGGCATCGCCGTAAAGCGGAACCTGACCCAGACCAGAGAGAAAGGCTGTGACACGCTCGATGTTGCTGGCTGGGCGATTGAGTGCAAGCGGCAGGAATCACTGCAGCTTGGCTCATGGTGGGCTCAGACACTGAGGCAGGCCGATACAGCAAAGTGCCGCCCGATCTTGTTCTATCGCCAGTCACGCCAGCCATGGCGCGCTGTCGTTCGCCTACATGACGTAGCCCCGGCCATCTACGAGCCAGACCACGGCACGACGACGATGGACCTGCAGGCAGCCTGCCAACTAATCCGATCCCTCGCGCAAGTACCACTGTTTCAGGAGGCATGACCATGTTGCAATCGATCGCAGGAATCAGCCGCAGGAACCCCGTGCCATCACGTGCGGCGCCGCTCACCGCGCTGAGGCATTGGGCAGCCTGGTCAGTTGACTACGGTAGCTGGCGCAAGACCTGCCACAGCATCGAATCCCGATATTCGCGTGAGCTCTGCCGGTATCAGCACGACTCGGACGAAGAGGTACGCAATCGGGAGCGCTATGACCAGCTCGTGGCAGAGGCTGCAGAGGACATCATTCGCGGCATGCCAGTAGATCAGCGCGCGCTGCTGAAGCTTGTCTATGTCGAGCACCCGAAGATGGACCCGGGCCATATGGCACGGCGAATGGGGATGAGCGTGCAGCGCTACCAGTTACTGGAGGCAACCGCGCTGACCACGTTCTCCACCCGATGGAATGGCGGACATGCCTAAGCGACCTCGCGGCGAGGGCCTGAGCCGGCGCATTGTCGAGTTGCTCACCAATGCACCGCGGCCACTCTTCATGGGCGAGATCAACGCTATGCTCGAATTCGCCTATGAGTGTGGCGAGCTATCGTCTGCCCTGGCCAAAATGGAGCGCAGTGGCAAGGTGGAATCCAAGATGATGGATCGCGAAGGGCCTGGAAGGCATCAAGCCAAAGCGTTTTCGTTGCCCGGACTAGCCCTTTGGGAGAGGCCCGAAATTCGGCATATATGCCAAAGGCCGAAATAGGGCCACGGTGTATTGCGGGTTCCAGCCGATCTGGTATCTTGAATGTGTTGGGGCGAGATGCGCCCTAGCAAACCAGAGCCGATTGCACAGACGCCCAGCTGAGAAGTTGGGCGTTTGCTTTTGAGGTGCGCATGAGCATAATCGACACAATTAATGTGAGCGTGACCGCGCGCTTCCGTTGGTGGGTATGGCCGCTAGTGTTTGCTCCCAAGGCTGTTGTTGCTTGCGGATTTCATCCGAATGTTGAGCGCATAGCCGCATTCATAGCTCGGAATGGCGTGCGGGCTAAAGTAGCGCTAAAGAGTGCGCGATGAGTACTTTGGCTGACAAAAAACCGACATATGCGCCAGCATACATAGTCGGCGTTTATCCTGGCTTGGTGGAGCGAGCCAGGCAACTGGGTTATGCCCTAGCCCTGCATGGTTCCCTGCAGCGTGACCTTGATATCGTGGCAATTCCATGGGTCGAGAAGCCTTCCAGCGTTTTCGAGCTTGTCCAAGCACTTTGTGCGGAATTCGATGTGGCACCAAATCACGCGATTTCCGAGCCATCTATTCGACCGCACGGAAGGCTATCGTGGTCCATCCCCTTGTGGTGGGGTGCTTACGTTGATCTAAGTGTATTGCAGCCCAGTAAGGGTGATTAGAAATGAGACCTTTGCCGCCAGAGCACATCGGGCGGTTCGGTCCTGATGACTCACACCCAAAGAGCTATATCCCCGCGCCTGAGGTGCTGGCGTGGGTTAAAGAACACATCCTTGATGAGGATGGCGACCTCTACAACGAGGATCACGCCCACCTCGTCGAGGCAAACATTGCATTCCTTTGGGCTTCATCCGCCTTCACCAAGGCTGGACACACTGTTGTCGGCCAGGCTGAGGAAGTCATGTTCCGCTGCGGCCCTTGGCAACGAGGGCGCCAAGAGCAGCAGATGACCGAATGGTTCGGCTACGTGCCGGACTTCCTCATTACCTTGGCTGCTAGCTATTGCGAGCAATGCAGTGATGCCGAGTTCTGCGCGCTGGTCGAGCACGAGCTTTATCACCTGGGGCATGCGCTGGATGACTTCGGCCAGCCCAAGTTCACCAAAGAAGGCCTGCCCAAGATCGCCATCCGTGGGCACGACGTGGAAGAGTTCACGGGCGTGGTAAGGCGATATGGCGCGAGCGCTGAAGTACAAGACCTCCTTGACGCCGCCAAAGGCCGTCCAGAGGTATCCCAAATCAACGTGGCGAGGGCCTGCGGCACCTGTCTGCTTAAGTCGGCCTGAAAAACTGACCGGTTCTGACGGACGACTACACCTATGGCAGCACTAGGAAGCGAGGCCAAAGCCTTCATCGTTCAGGCGCTGGCCTGCTTCGACACGCCATCTCAGGTTGCCGAGGCAGTCAAGAACGAGTTTGGCCTGACCATTTCACGCCAGCAGGTCGAATCGCACGACCCAACCAAGTACGCTGGTCGTGGGCTAGGCAAGAAGTGGGCAGACATGTTTCACGAATGCCGAAGGGTGTTCCGTGAGCAAACCATCGACATCCCGATTGCCAACCGGGCATTCAGACTCCGCGCCTTGGGCCGCATGGCTGAGCGCGCTGAGAACATGCGAAACCTCGCCTTGACCGCCCAGTTGTTGGAGCAGGCAGCCAAGGAAGTCGGCGACGTGTATGTGAACCGCCAAGCCAAGGCTGACGGTACTGGAGATGCGCCGACGCCAACCCGAGTTGAAGTCGCAATCGTCGACGCCAGGAAGCCCGATGCCGACGCTGAACGTTCCTCAGGGTAACTTCCTTGCCCTGCCGCACAAGTTCCGCGCGTTTGTAGCTGGTTTCGGCTCTGGCAAGACGTGGGTTGGCTGCGCCGGGCTCTGCAAGCACGTATGGGAATGGCCTGGAATCAACTCTGGCTACTTCGCCCCTACCTATCCGCAGATCCGTGACATCTTCTTCCCCACGATCGAGGAAGTGGCGTTTGACTGGGGCCTAAGGGTCAAGACGAAGGAAAGCGACAAGGAAGTTGAGTTCTACTCCGGTGGGCAGTACCGCAGCACCACGATCTGCAGATCGATGGAAAAGCCGCAGACCATCGTCGGCTTCAAGATTGGCCATGCCCTAGTCGATGAGCTCGACGTGCTGACTGTGCTCAAAGCACAGCACGCATGGCGCAAGATCATTGCCCGGATGCGCTACAACGAGCCGGGACTGCGAAATGGCGTGGACGTCACCACGACGCCCGAGGGGTTCAAGTTCGTCCACCAGCAGTTTGTGAAGCAGCTGCGGGATAGGCCACATCTGGCCCAGCTGTATGGCCTGATACAGGCGAGCACGTTCGACAACGAGCTCAACCTGCCACCGGACTACATCCCGTCGCTGATGGAGTCTTATCCGGAGCAGCTGATCCAGGCCTACCTGGAAGGCAAGTTCGTCAACCTGACATCGGGCACGGTCTATCACGCCTACAGCCGCGAGATGAACGGCTGCCGTGACGTGCACCAGCCTGGCGAGCAGCTGCACATCGGCATGGACTTCAACGTGGGCAAGATGTCAGCGATCACGCACGTGAAGCGTGACGGGCTGCCTCGTGCAGTCGACGAGATCATGAATGGCTACGACACGCCAGACATGATCCAGAAGATCAAAGAGCGCTACTGGCGCTTCGATGGGACCAAATACGTCAGTACCTGTGAGATCCACGTTTACCCCGATGCGTCCGGTGATTCGCGCAAGTCGGTGAACGCTAGCGTGACTGACATCGCCCTGCTGAAGCAGGCCGGATTCAAAGTACGAGCGCCAGAGGCAAACCCGCCCGTGAAAGACCGTGTGAACGCCATGAACGCCATGTTCTGCAATGCGCAGGGCGAGCGGCGCTATCTGGTGAATGCGGATCGCTGTCCGACCTATGCCGATTGCCTGGAGCAGCAGGTATGGGCCACGAACGGTGAGCCAGACAAGTCTCAGGGCAACGACCACCCGAACGATGCGGGTGGCTACTTCATCCACAAAGAATTCCCGATCGTACGACCCGTAGTGTCGTCTACCCCACTCAGGATGTAACGCATGAGCAACGACCCGAGCCAAGCCAGCCAGGCAGTATTGGCGATGCGCGAGGACTGGGCCATCGTCGATGCGCTGATGGGTGGGACGAAGGCCATGCGCGCCGCGGGCACGCAGTTCTTGCCCAAGTGGCCCAAGGAAGAGGACGACGCCTACCGCTGCCGTCTGAGTGTATCCACACTGCTGCCGGCCTATAGCGAGACAGTCCAGAACATGACCGGCCGTGTGTTCGCGGAGCCAATTCAGCTCGGCGAGGACGTTCCCGAGCAAATCGCTGGCTACGCACAGAACATCGACAGCCAGGGCGACAACCTGCAGGTATGGGCCCAGCGCGTCTTCAGCATCGGCCTGTCGCATGGCCTGTGCTACGTGCTGGTGGACTATGCCAGTACGGTGAATGAGGACGGCGAGCCGACTATCCGCAACCGCGCCGAGGAAATCGCTGCTGGCGTGCGGCCCTATGTGGTGCTGGTGGGTCCGAAGCAGGTGATCGGCTGGAAGTCGGCGAGCCAGAACGGTACCGAAGTGCTCACGCAGTTCCGCTACATGGAGTGCGTCGACGAGCCAGACCCGGAAAACGTGTTTGCCACGACGCAGGTCGAGCAGATTCGCGTGCTTGAGCCTGGTAGCTGGGCAACGTACCGCAAGACCAAGGGCGCAGGTGGCCGCGACGAGTGGACACTACACCAGGAAGGTACGACCTCCCTCGACTACATCCCGCTCGCCACTTTCTATACCAAGCGCACTGGCTTCATGACCGCCACGCCGCCGCTGATGGAGCTGGCACATCTCAACATCAAGCACTGGCAGAGCCAGAGCGACCAGGACAACATCCTGCATGTCGCTCGGGTGCCACTGCTGGCGCTGATCGGCGTCGAAGATACCAACTTCGAACTTCAAATCGGCACCAGCCAAGCGACCAAGATCCCCAAGGACGGGGATATGAAATTCGTTGAGCACACTGGCAAGGCCATCGAGGCCGGGCGTGATGCGCTCTCAGACCTCGTTGACGACATGCGCGTTGCTGGCGCCAAGCTCCTGCAGAAGGAGAAGCAGGCGACCAAGACTGCCGCACAAGCCGAGGAAGAAGCCGCCCAAGAGATGAGCCCGCTAGAGACCATGGCGGGCCAGCTTGAAGACTTCCTGGATCAGGTGTTGCAGTACATGGCCGACTGGCTCGGCGTCGATGAGGGCGGCCACGTCGAGGTTAATGGAAACTTTATGCCGGACTTTGTCCCCGAGGTATCCATTCCTGCCCTTGTTCAGCTCACGAATGCTGGGAAGATTTCCGACGAGACGATGTTCAACGAACTGCAGCGTCGTGGGATTTTGTCGCCGGATATTGATTGGCAGTCGGAATCGGAACGGATAGCAATGCAGGGGCCGCAGCTCGGGACACTTGGATCGGGTTAGTAAATGCCGGCATGAAGCAGCTGCTGTTAGGGAAAAGCGATGCCATCCGTGAATGAGAAGTTGCAAGATGCGCTGATAAATCACCAGGTTGACCTGCAGCAGCTGAGTAATGCCGAGGTACGCAAGATAGTCGCGCTACTCAACCGGGTAGACAAGGAGCTAGCCGCAGCGCTGGAAGCTGCGGTATCTCGCATGGACAAAGGTCGCTTCACGGTCAGGTACATGGCCGAAGTGCTCAAGTCAGTGCGTGAGCTCAATGCTCAAGCCTATGCAAGTGTTGGCGAAGTGCTGGAGCAGGACCTGGAGGAGCTGGCCGAATACGAGCTCGGTTATCAGCATCAGCTTTTCGAGTCAACGATTCCGGCCGCCGTCTTGGCTGAATTCCCATTGGCTCAAGCCAATCTGCAGCAGGTACGAAGCGCCGCGTTTTCGCGGCCGTTCCAAGGAAAGCTCCTGAAGGACTGGCTTTCCAATATTGAAGCGGCACGCGCTGAAGCAATTCGCGACGCAATCCGTATGGGGATTGTGGAGGGCCTGACCACGCCACAGATCGTCAGCAGGATCATGGGCCTGCGCGATAACAACTTTGAAGATGGGCTACTGCAGCGCAGCCGCCGTGACGTCGAGACGATGGTGCGGACTGCAATCAGTCATGTGGCTCAGGGCGCACGCGACGCATTCTATGAAGCGAACGGCGATATCATCGCCAGCGTGAAGTGGTTAAGTGTCCTTGATGCGCGGACAAGCTCCCCGTGCCGCCTCCGCGATGGGCTGTTGTATACAAACGAAACACACAGGCCAATCAGCCACTCTGTGCCGTGGCTCGCAGGACCAGGCCGACTGCATTTCAACTGCCGGTCAAACTCTGTGCCGATTTTGAAGTCGATCGAAGAGTTGAAGCTGCAGGGCCTTAAAATAGATGAAGGCACACGAGCAAGTATGGATGGCTATGTCCCGGCCGACATGCCCTACAGCGATTGGTTTTCCAAGCAATCCGCAGCGCGGCAGGATGAGATAGTGGGCCCCACGCGAGGGCAGCTTTTCCGGAAGGGTGAACTGAACTTCGATCGCTTCTACAACGACAAGGGCAAGTACTTGACGCTAGACGAGCTTCGGAAGCGAGACCGAGCAGCATTTGAGCGCGCTGGCTTAGCCAGCTAATATCCCCGCATGCCTGAAAAATCAAAGTTTCATGTGATCGCCGGAACGCCACCTCCAGCAACTCAGCTGGAAGAGGTGCGAAAAATCGTACGCGCTATGCCCAAGCCGGCTTCGATGCTGCAGTGCCATCGGTGTGGCGGTCGAGAGATCATGGAGACCAAAATCGGAGCGCTGCTGAAAAACGGGAAGGTTTCTGGAGGTACAAAGCAGTACCTGTGCGCCTCCTGTTTCCTAAAAGGTGAGCGCGTCTTATTGAAGTGACTGCAATGCAATTAGAGAGCCCGCCCAGTGCGAGCTTTTTGCTTTTCTGGCCCCGGCTAACCACCGGGGCTTCTTCATGCCTGCTCTCCGGATGGACGTAGGCGCATCGGGCCGGATGGCTCATCACGGGGCGGATGCCCGAGGAAGTACACATGCCTTTCAAGTTTGACGCTGACGGCCACATCGTGGTCCAGGAAGTGAACGGCCAAAAACTGCCAGTTTTCACCAGCCCTGATGGCAAGGATGCCCCCTTCGATGCGGACAGCACGGTTGCCACCATTGGGCGCCTGAACGGCGAAGCGAAGGGCCACCGCGAACGCGCGGAAGCGGCCGAAGCAAAGCTGAAGAGCTATGACGGCATCGCCGATCCTGCTGCTGCCCTCAAGGCGCTTTCGACGCTGAAGAACCTCGACGAGAAAAACCTGATTGCTGCCGGCGACCGTGACAAGGCGGTATCCGAGGCGGTGAAGAGCGTCGAGGAGAAATATGCCCCCATCGTCCAGGAAGTCGAGACGCTGAAGGGTCAACTGAACAGCCACCTCATCGGTGGCGCGTTCGCGCAATCCAAGTTCATCGCTGAGAAATTCGCTGCTGAAGGCCCAGCTGGCGTCGAGATCGCCCGCGCGCTGTTCGGCAACAGTCTCAAGGTCGAGGACGGCAAGGTTGTGGGATACGACGCCCAAGGCAACAAGCTGTATTCACGTACCCGCCACGGTGAGCTGGCAACGGCAGAAGAAGCAATTGAGCTGCTCGTCGATGCCTACCCGCACAAAAACCACATTCTCAAGAGTTCCGGCGCCAACGGTGGTGGCGCAGGGCATGGCAACGGCAAAGCCGGAGCCAAATCCATCAGCCGCTCGCAGTACGACGCAATGTCGCCGCAGGACCAGGCCAGCTTTGCCCGTTCCGGTGGCGCTGTGAGCGACTGAACACCATCAACATGCCGGCCCCTGGATGGGGGTCGGTGCTTGGGTCGGATGACCCACAAGTCTGAACACTCAACATCGATCCCACAAAGGAGCCAAACATGGCTAACACTCTCACGGGGCTGATCCCCACTCTCTACAACGCGCTGGATGTCGTTTCGCGCGAGCTGGTCGGTTTCATCCCGGCCGTTTCTGCAGATATGACCTACGAGCGAGCCGCTGTCGGTCAAACCGTCATGTCGCCCGTTACCCCGGCGGCTACCGCCTCGGATATCACGCCAGCTGTGACGCCGCCAAACGATGGTGACCAAACCATCGGCAACGTGCAGATGACCATTACCAAGGCCCGTCGCGTGCCGATCCGCTGGAACGGCGAGGAAAAGCGCGGCCTGGACAACAACGGCGCCAGCTACAACACCATCCTGTCGCAGCAGATCCAGCAAGGCATGCGCACGCTGGTGAACGAGATCGAATCCGACCTCGCAGCCCTGCACCTCAAGGCCTCGCGTGCCTATGGCACTGCCGGCACCGCACCATTCGGCACCGCCGCTGACCTCAGCGATTCGGCTGGCGCACTCCGCATCCTGGAAGAAAACGGCGCACAAGGCCTGGACTTCCAGCTGGTGCTGGGCACCGCCGCAATGGCCAATCTGCGCGGCAAGCAATCGGTGCTGTTCAAGGTGAACGAAGCCGGCCGTGAGGACATGCTGCGCAACGGCATCACTGACCGTCTGCAAGGCCTGGCGCTGCGTCAATCGGCACAGGTGAAGAGCTTCACCGCAGGCACTGGCGCGTCCGCCACCACCAACAACGCTGGCTATGCCGTCGGCGCAACCAGCATCACGCTGGCTTCCGCAGGCACTGGCACCATCCTGGCGGGTGACGTGATCAGCTTCTCCGGCGACACCAATAAGTACGTGGTGGTGACCGGCGATACTGACGTGAGCAATGGCGGGACCATCGTCATCGCTGCACCGGGTCTGCAAAAAGCCATTCCGGCCGCTGCAACCAACATCACCGTGACCGCGACCAGCGCGCGCAACATGTTCTTCGCACGTTCTGCCATCGCACTCGCCACCCGTGCACCGGCACTGCCCGAACAGGGCGACTCCGCCGTTGATCGCATGATCGTTACTGACCCGCTGACCGGCCTGAGCTTCGAAATCTCGATGTATGCCCAGTACCGCCAGATGCAGTACGAAATCGCGATGGCGTGGGGTTGCGCGGCGGTGAAGCCCGATCACATTGGCCTGTTGCTGGGCTAACCAACACAGGGGGCTTCGGCCCCCTTCTTCTTTCTGGAGCCATCCATGAAACAGCTGAAGGTGCAGCCCTGGGGTAAAGACCAGGGCGATTACGTACTCATCAACGAAGAGGACTTCGATCCAGACTTCCACGTGAAGCTGGACGAGGCCCCGGCCGAGAAGGCCAAGCCTGGCCGCAAGTCCACAAAGACGGCCGAGCAATCGGGCGATGCCCAGGCGGTGTAACCCATGGCACTGGTGATCGAAGATGGCACGGGCCGCATTGACGCCGATTCGTTCGTCTCGGTCGCCGATGCAGACATCTACCACAGCGGCCGTGGCAACACGGCATGGGCGAGCCTGACCAGCGACGTGAAGGAGCAGCGGTTGCGCAATGCCGCGTCCTACCTGTCGTTTTCCTGGAGCTACGGCGGCTCGCTGTACAACCTTGACCAGGCGCTGGCCTTCCCCCGGCTCATCAACGGCGTGAAATACGACGTGAGCGGAGCGCCAGCCCGAGTTAAGCAGGCCCAAATGGAGCTTGCGTTGCAGGCCAGCCTGACCGGTGCATCTGCAGTGGGCACAGCGCAGGTGATCCGCCAGAAGGTGGACGTGATCGAAACCGAGTATGCGGAGGGCGTGGTCAGTACGTCAGAGCGCTACCCATACGTGACGAACCTGCTGGTGCCGTATCTCGATGGCGGCCCCGGCCAGCTCAAAATGGTGCGCGCATGAGCGACAGTGCGTTGATGCACAAAGAGCTGTTTTGGCTTATGTGCAAAGAAAAGCTTGGCCAAGGCATCGGCCGAATGGCTTTCAGCACTGACGTGCTTCCCAATTCGGTGATCAAGGTCGAAGAAGGTGCTGGCAGCTTCCAAAACATCGTCGAATGGGAGACATGGAAGCGGGTTGAGCACACCGAATACGCCAAGTGGTTTGCGCCGTGCGAATGGATATCGCCAAGTGGCTCGGTGCTGATCATGCGGCGAACGAAGCAGGTGAGAAGCTACCCGAAAGAGATGCCTGTTTTCCTCGCTGACTTCAAGCGGGCCAACTACGGGATGATTGGCAGGCAGATCGTGTGCCATGACTACGGCACCAACATGTTGTTCGAACGTGGCATGTCGAAGCGCATGCAAAAAGTGGAGTGGTGGGACCTATGAGCATCGACTACGCAGCCATCCGCGACCAGGCGGTGGTGAATGCACTGCTTGATGCTGGATTGACCCTCACGCTGCGGCACGAAGTGACGGGCGATTACGACCCGGACACCGGTTCGGCGCCAACAACGCAAACCGACTACCAACTGCTCGGCGTAGTCCTGAACTACTCGCCCAAGGATTCCGGCACCGGCACTAACCCGAACACGCTGATCGAAGCGGGTGACCACAAGGTGCTGATCGAAGCCACCGGCCCAGTCCCGGCGCCGACGGAATGGTCTGTGCAGATCGATGGCGAATGGTGGCGCGTGCTCAACGTCAAAACGCTCGCCCCGGCCGGCGTCGCGGTGCTGCATGAGCTGCATGTGAGGCGGTGATGAGATTCGCAAAGCAGGTCAGCGCGTGGAGCGAGCGCTCCATGGACAAGGTCGACCGTGCCACGCGCGAAATCGGCCTTGTGCTGTTCAGCTCGGCCATTCGCAAAACGCCTGTCGACACTGGCCGCGCCCGTGGCAACTGGCAGGTCGGTTTCACAATGGCACAGGGCGCGACGACCCGCGAGGATAAGGCGGGCGCGCTAGCCATCAACGACGTGATGAGCCTGCTCAAGCCCGGCATTTTCAAGCAGGACAACCAGGTGTGGTTGACCAACAACCTGCCCTACATCCTCAAGCTGGAATACGGCTCCTCGAAGCAGTCGCCGCAAGGCATGGTGCGGCTCTCGTTTGAAGAGATGGAGCCAGCCATCCGAGCCATCGTCAGCAGGATATCGAGATCGAGATGAGCCAGCCCATGATTCGCAAGATCCTGGAAACGCGCCTAAGCGCCATTCCCGGAGCGCCGCCCATTGCATGGGAAGGTAAGGCATTCGCCACCACACAAGGCCTCTTTTGGGAGGTCTTTTTACTGCCCGCCGCGCCCGATAATCCCGCACTCGACGTCGATTACAGGCGCGAACGAGGCGTGCTGCAAGTGACCATCAACGCGGAAAGCGGGAAAGGTCCGAAGGCTGCGCAAGACAGCGCAGAAACCATCCGTGCCGCATTCGCCCGTGGCCTGGATATCACCGATGGCCCGGTTCGCTTGATCGTCGAGCGGAGCCCGGCAAACGCACCAGCAATCATCGAAGACGGCCGTTACCGGCTGCCCGTTTCAATCAGCTACACGGCCGATGTGTTCGGCTAATTTCGGAGCAAACCATGGCCTCTCTCGCAACCGCCATCTTCAAGAAGGTCGTTCTTGCCAAGGAAACGACTTGGGGTACCAAGCCGGCCACCAACACTGGCAAATACGGTCGCCGCACCGGTCTTGAAGTGAATTTGACTCGGGCTGGTGTCGAATCGCAGGAAATCAACGCTCACCAGCAAGTCAATGACTTCCGGCTCGGGCTGCGTACGCTGTCTGGCACGTGGAATGCTGAGCTGTCCTGCAGCACCTGGGAGCTTTTCCTGGCCGCTGCGCTGCGCGCTGGCTGGACCGCTGGTGTCACATCTGGCCCGCTGACGACGGTGAGTTTTGCTGCTGCGACCAAGAAGATTTCGCGCTCGTCGGGCTCGTGGATCACTGATGGCTTCAAGCTGGGCGATCTGATCAACGTCGCTGGCGCTGCCACGGCTGGAAACAACGGCCGCGCGATCGTGGTTGGTGTGACTGCCGCAGACCTGACCGTGGACAAAGTGCTGGTCAACGAGTCCGCTGGTGCGAGCGTCACGGTGAACGTACCCGGCAAGAAGCTCAGTGTGCCGATGTCGGGCCACACCGACGATTCATTCACGATCGAAGAGTTTTACTCGGACATCAGCGTTTCCGAGCGCAATGTCGGCGTGAAGGTGGGCGGCTTCGAGTTGTCCCTATCTCCGGACAGCATGGCAACCATCAATTTCGACCTGATGGGCAAGAACAAAGAGACGGATACCACTGCGTACTTTGTCTCTCCCGCCGCGGCGACCACGACTGCATCGCTGTCGAGTGCTGGGGGCTACGCCTACACCGACAACGCACCGGCCACGCTGCTAACGGGCTTGTCCCTCACGCTGACCGGCAACATGGAGGCGGCGCAAGTGATCGGCGCTGACACCGCAGCAGCGATCCTGCCTGGGCGAATCCAGGTGAGCGGGGAGCTATCGGCGTTCTTCGTCGATAACAGCCTGGCCGACAAATTCCTGAACGAGACCGAGATTGGCATCGGCTACCGCTTCGATGGTGGCGGAGAGTCGATGGTGTTCAAACTGCCGCGGGTAAAGCTTGGCGGCGCTTCGAAGAACGACGCGCCTACTGGCGGCATCATCATCACGGCTCCATTCACCGCGCTGCTCTACTCGGGCACTGGCGCCGCTGAAAACACCACCATCTGCATTCAAGACACCACGCTGGCCTAAGAGGAACACATGGATCTTTCCAACCTGAATACCAAGGATCAGTCGGAAGCCGGCGTGCCCATGACGGTTCGCCTGCCGACCGGCGAAGAGACCGACATCAAGTTGACCGTGATCGGCCGTTCTTCGGAGCGTTTCGCCGCAGCCAAGCTGGAATTCGACCGCAAGATGGCCAAGCTTCGGCCAGTGCGTGATCGCGACATCGACGACGTGACCATCGAGCAACGGGCCGACGATGAGTTCACCGCCACGTTGGTGCTGGACTGGGATGGCGCCACAGATGGTGGGCAGCCCCTGCCATTCACCCTGGCGAACGTGGTTCGAATGCTGCAGGTCGCGCCATATATCAAGGGCCAGATCCTGAAGGTCGCGCTGGATGACGCACGTTTTTTGGCGAGAACGCCGACAGCCTAATCGAGTGGGCTTCGGCAGAGTTTGAGCTAGGCAAGAAACAGAAGGACGGGCGGACACTGCGCCAGCACCTTGAATCGGTGCAAGCGTTGACCGGCACAACACCGGATGGACTCATCCCGCCGCCATTCCCGATTCAACTGACCTACCTATGGCGCTGGTTCGTCGAACTGTCCGGCGCGCGCACGGGTAATGGCTTCGGCCCGAACAGCATCTCCTACGCGGAAATCGCCGCTTGGTCTGGGCTTAAGCGGATACAGCTAGCCGACTGGGAACTGGACACTCTGGTGGAACTTGACCGAGCATGGCTAGACAAACAGTAGTCGGCTAATGACACGGTGGCACCGCGTCATTTCTCCGATCAGAAGCCTTGCTAAAGTGATGAGCGGCCTATAGATTTCAGTCATGTATGGACGATATTCCATGCTAGCTGCATCAGGAGCTCACCAAATTCTCAGCTCGCAGATGTGATGGGATGAAGCGGTGGCATGAGGCTTTGATGCGTGTGTCGATGCCTTTTAGCGAGGCAAATTTGACGAAGCTGTCAACGGCTATCTATAGTCGCCATCCGCCTTATGGCGTTTCGCTGGGGGTGCGAATGTCAAGAATCATTGATACTGTCGTGGTCGATCGGGAGGTCCTTAGCCCGGACGAGTTTCTTCGCAAGATTGAGAAGGAGCGTAGCGCGATCAAGTCATCCAGAATCGTTGCGCCAAAGCTTGGTAGGCCAGGTTTTGGAGGTGTAGAGGTTGAGTACAACTATCCCATCTTCCGCCCGGCTTTCGATTGCAAGCTTTGAGGTATAGATGATCGATCCCGTCGACGAAAAAGGACAAGAGCCCGAGACACAACCTCCTACGGAGGTGAGGGCGTCTCAGATGTTAGAGGCGTTGAGTTCTATTGTTGCAACTCAAGTCGCTGAGCACGAGATTCGTCAGCAGGAGTTGGCTCTGCGTCAGCGTGAGCTTGACCAGAATGCTTCGTATGCGAACAAAGCGCTCGATGTACAAGCACAGGATCGGCGCGAGCATCGAGACCTCTTCCTAAAGATTGTTCGAGACCGCTATTGGTTTGCGATCGGCGGGATGTTGGTCATTTTCATCTTCATGGGTTGGCTCGTGAGCCATGGTCAGGTCGAGCTGGCAAAAGACATCCTGAAACTTGGCCTGGGATTCGTGGCTGGCGGAGCTACTGGCTTCTTTGCGGGGAAAGCCAAGCGGGGCAACAACAGCGAGCAGTGATCCCGGTTAGTGCAAGTGAATAGCCCCGCCTAGCGGGGCTTTTTCATGGGTGGTTGCGACTGCCGCCGCTTGACACGCAGTGCCGTTCCGACCTACCGTGTAGATAAGAGTGTCGAAACTCGATTGCTGCCGGTCCCCAACGCCCGAAAGCGTTGTTTTTTTACGCCCGTAGTTCGTCCACGAACTGCGTGTGCCCAGCCAGTCTTTGGCCGGGAGGGTGACGGATAAAAGACCCGAAAGGGGAAGAAGTCCACCGTGCAGCACGGTTTCGAACCTCCTGGCCACCTCATGTTGAGTGGTCAACCCGTGTCGAAACGGAGCTGATCATGAATGCCCTCGCCTTCCAAGGTACCAACTTCGAAGTAGTAGCCCAGAATGGCCAGTCGTGGCTGCGGGCTGCTGATATCGCACGCGCTCTCGGATACTCCCGTGAAGACGCGGTAAGCAAGATCTACGATCGCAATCGGGACGAGTTCACGGATGATATGTCCCGGACCGTCAAATTGACGGTCAGCGGTGAAATCAATGGGTTACAGCACATTGCGGTGCGGATCTTCTCGCTCCGCGGCGCTCACCTGATCGCGATGTTCGCACGCACGCCGATGGCCAAGGCCTTCCGCCGCTGGGTGCTTGATGTGCTCGACAGCCTGAACGGCCGCACCAGCACCGGTGATCGCACGCCACTGCGCGACGCGATCAACATGCTGGTGAGCAAGCGGCACCTGATGTACCCGGATGCATATGCGATCGTGCACCAGCGCTTCGGGGTGTCGCACATCGACGAGCTGACGCTTGAGCAGTTGCCCCAGGCAGTGGAATACGTGCACAAGGTGGCGCTTGAAGGCGAATGGCTGCCGCCCGAAGGAACGGTAGTGCTGACTACGCATGAAGTCGGCGCGCTGCAGGCGCTGGTGAGCCGGCTTGAATACTTTTTGTGCGATGAGCGCATCAAGGAAATCGAAAAAGGGCTGTATGCGGTCCAGTCGCGACACGCTGGCTTCTTCCACGATTTCACGGCAGAGCCACGGCTGATGCTGCCCACCCTGAAGAAGGTTGCGGAGCGAAGCCAGTAGCCTCACTAGAAGCTGACAGCAACCCCTACGCCTCTATGCTACGTTTAGCGTTCCTGAATTCGGGGCGAAGGTGTGGGGGCGTTCATGTCGGGGGCTCGTTCCAGTAATGTTTGGGCGGTAGCAGTTGTATTTGTGGTTGTAGTACTTGCTGCTCTTTCCATGTCAATGGACGGGGAGCACGCTAGAGGTGTCGCCATCCTACTTGCGGCAGCGACTGTATTTTCGGGCTGGCTGGTGTTCAACGGCCAGAGAAGGAGGCGTCGCGCAGCAGAGTACGAAAGATCCGCGCTGCTCAACAATCAGTGGGCGGATAAGGCTTCGGACGAAGAGGCACAATTTGCTGGCGTAGTTACAATCGACGATTACCTGGGGAGAGCCGCTGAGGCGCACACGAAGGCACGGATAGCGTGGCGTGACAAGCATTACGACGAGGCATGGGGTAACTTGATTACCCAGAAGCAGCTTTACCTTCAGCACGCAATTCGCGAAAAATTCTCTGCCCACGAACTGCTAGCGCTGGACGCTAGCGTGGACGTGCATATGGCAAATGTCCTGCGAATGGAGGGCAGGCACAGACAGGCTTTTCTGCACATCATGTACGCGATGATGGCTGGCAGAACGTCGTTTGACATCGGCGCAGCGGAGCGAGTAGCGGTTTACTACCGACGGGCCAAGCTAACCAAAACAAGCCTTTCCGACGTACTCGACTATGCTCGTGCTCATTGCGGGCGGGTAGAGTTCACTGAAATCCGCGAGCAAACTGCGTGGTGGTTTAGTAAGGAGGAGTGAGTACCTGGACCCTGCTGTGCTATGTTGCTGTGTTCCCACGCATCTTCACGCCGATCTCAATGATTTTGGCTGATGCTGGGATCACTTGATCGACGAGACGGGGGGTATCTTGGGCTCATTTTCACTGTGGCATTGGGTTATCGTTATTGTCGTACTGGCCGTAACGCTCCCGCTATATTTTTTGCCGAGCATAATTGCGGTTGCCCGGCGCACAAAACAGCGCGCTGGCATATGCGTTCTAAATTTGTTAATGGGATGGAGTGGCATTGGATGGATCGCAGCATTCATCTGGGCCTTCGTCGATCAGAAAGATCATAACGCGCCTTGATATTCAATTGAGGTCAATTTAGTTTCAAGCACAACCCGCCATTTGGCGGGTTTTTTCATTTGGGGCTCCCATGGCTACGGAAATCGCAACACTCGCCATCAACGTGCAGGCAAATAGCGTTTCTGCGGCGGAACGTGAGCTAGAGGAGTTCAACCGCACCGCGGCAAAGACCGAGAAGGCCACTGGAGGTGTGGAAAAGGCGTTCCGACGTGTTGGCGCTGCCGCAGCTGCATATGTCACCCTGCAATCTGCAGCTTCAATAATTAAAATGGCTGATGCATTTCAGTTGCTGCAAACCAGGGTTTCGATCGCTGCTGGAGATATGGAAAAAGGTGGGCAGGCGTTTAATAATATCCTGTCTATAGCGCAGCGAAGTAGAACTGGCATTGAAGAGACAGCAACTGTTTTCAACAGGCTAAATCAAGCAATCCTGCAAATGGGTGGCACTCAGTCGAATACGCTTGAGATAACTGAATTGCTTGGAAAGGCGATAAAGGTATCAGGAGCTAATGCGCAAGAGTCTGAGTCCGCCATGCTCCAGTTTGGCCAGGCGCTGGCCTCCGGTGCCTTGCAGGGCGACGAATTGCGATCCCTGCTTGAACAGGCTCCTTACTTAATGCAGAAGCTTGCCGATTCGCTCGGAGTTCCGGTCGGGAAGCTTAAAGAACTTGGAGCACAAGGCAAACTAACTGCTGATGTCATCGTGAATGCTTTAAGCGGCGCGGCGTCCGCCATTGAAGAGGACTTTGCAGACCTTCCAGTAACAGTTGGGGACGCATTAACTCAGCTCGACAATTCGTTTATGGTGCTGATTGGCACTATGAACGAGGGCTCGGAGGTAAGTGGGACCTTATCGGAAGTGATAACTGCGCTCGCGGGGGTGTTCGACGACTTGGCGAAAGCAGTTTCTATTGCCGATGACGATGCGGATGATTTGACAAAAAATGATGTCAAGCGCTGGGCGGACGATGTGGCTCTTGCGTTCGCTGCTACCGCTGACATAGCAAACGTACTGATTGATGGATTTGCCTCAGCTGCCCTTTCGTTTGGGCAACTGATTGAGGTTAGCCGTGCTGGAGTGAGATTGGCAAAAGGTGATCTAGATGGCGCCAAGAGCGCGATGAAAGATGCCGACCGCCTTGCTGAGCGAGCAAACAAAAGGGCGCGTGATGCCATTTTTGGGCGGCAAGGCCCCACGCTCTTCGATCGCGTTCAGGCTGTACAGGCAACGCGGGATACGAATAAAAATCCATTTGGCCCATTCGACGGAGCAGTAGGGCAGATAGATCTAAAGGGAAACTTAAAAGCTAGGACTGGCGGCGGCGGTGGTGGCGTGAAGCGTGACTCCGCGGCAGAAACACTGAAAGACTTGGAGTTCGAGCGCGAACAGTTGAAACGCAGCGCGATGGAGCAAGAGGTCTACATTCTCCTCAAAAAGGCCGGGGTTAGCGCTACCTCTGCTATGGGCGAGAAGATTGCCAGCTCGGCCAGAGCGTTCATTCTTGAGCGCGAGGCGGTTGAACGGGACAAACAGCAGATAGAAGAAAATGCCCGAGCCTACGACCAGATGATGGGCGAACGCTCAAGGGCGATCGATCAGATGACAGCTGAAACTGATCGGCTGCGTGGGTCGGTGGAGAACTACGGCAAATCGCAATCGGAAATCCTCAGAAACGAAGCTGATCTGATCCAGGCGCAGATCGACAAGCAGATGGCGATCTTCGGCACGGCCGATGCATACGACGTGCTGCGCGTGGCGCACTTGCGCGAACAAGCTGGCTACCAGGAAACGTTGGAGCTGCTGGATCGAGCCAACCAAGCAACGGACGAGCATGCGGACAAGTTGAACGACTTGGCCGGTGTCTACAAAGGCGTTTTCCAGGGAATGGAGGATGCCCTGACCGATTTCGCGACTGGGCAAAAAACGTCGTGGAAGGATCTTGTCGATTCCATCGAATCAGACATTTTGCGCCTGATAGTGCGGGCATCGATCATCCAGCCGTTGCAGGACAAGATCCTGGGCAAGTCCGGTACGGGCGCTGATGGGGCCCTGGGGTCGATTCTGGGCATCTTTTCCGGTGCTGGGTCATCCGGGGCGACCGGTGCAGCCGCTTATGGTGGTAGCTACGGTCAGTACGGGCTGGGCGGCCCAACAAACTCGGCATCCGGCTGGGCTTCGGCTGCTACTGGCATCCTCGGGCTCTTCTCGGGCTTTTTCGATACGGGCGGCAGCATCCCGGCTGGCCGATGGGGCATCGTTGGCGAGCGTGGGCCGGAGATGGTTCGTGGCCCGGCATCGGTCACAGGGCGCCGTGAAACTGCAGACGCCATGTCTGGCGGCGGCAAGACGTTCAACATCAACGTCAATGTCCCGGAAAGTGCCGCAAAGGATCGCGGGACGCGCACCCAGTTCGGTACGGATGTCGGGAACGCCATTTCCAAGTCCATGGCCCGCAACAACTAGACCCCGCTCGGCGGGGTTCTTCATTTCTGGAGCACGCGATGGCGTTCGCTGAGGAACGGCTGCCCGATTACGTCAACTACGGCTTCACCGGGGGCTCTACGTTCAAAACCGACATTGTCAGCGTGAACAGCGGTGCCGAACAGCGCAAAGGCGTATGGGCAAATGGCCGGGGCGAGTGGGACATTGACTACGTACAGGGCAAAGCAGCTTTCTACGGGCTGCGAGACTTTTTCAAGGCGCGCGGTGGCCGGCTGGAAGGCTTCCGGTTCAAAGACTGGATGGATTGGCAAGACGACGGGAACGGTGTCCTTCTATCGCCAGCGTTAGCTCTTGGGCCAGACGGTGGGAAAACCGCCCAACTTGGCAAGCGGTACGCGAGCACAGCCGGCAGCGCCGAGCTCTATCCCATCCGAAAACCAGTCAATGGGACGCTTCAGCTGAAAAAGGCCGGAGTGACGCAAGGGGGATGGACGGCAGACTACGCCACCGGGTTAGTCACCTTCGCGCCGCTGACCACGTTAGGTATTGCCAGCATTACCAAGGGTGCCGTAACCACGATCCAGACCCCGACCCCGCATGGATACACCACCGGCAAAGTGATCAGCTTTGCAGGATTCACGCTGCAGATGGCGGGGCTTTTGAACGACAAGCCGTGGGCGATCACCGTCACTGGCGCAAGCACCTTCACGATTCCAGCTGATTCAACTGGGCTAACTGGCACCTTCGGCACTGTGGTGACGTACCCCATCGCGGATGAAAACTGGTCGTGGACTGGCGATTTCGACAAGCCAGTGCGTTTCGACACCGACCACTTCAGCGGCACATTCACGGATGCGGGCATCTACAGCATCAATTCGCTGCCGATTATCGAGATCAAGGATTTCACCTGATGCGCACCGATTTCCCGGCGAGGCTGCAGCTAGAGCTGAACAGCCCGACGAAGTGCATCGCCTATTTTTGGATCGTCACCCGCCGCGACGGCACGGTCTACGGCTTCACGGATCACGATCGGGATGTGACGGTGCTCGATGTGCTGTGCCGCGCCGGCACGGGTGCCACCCCAAGCAGCATCCAGAGCCGTACTGGCCTGGCCGTCGACAACCTGGAAGTACAGACGCTGATCGATGGCGAGGTGTTCCTCGATGCCGAATTGATCAATGGCCTGTGGGATTTCGCTGCGGTGCAGTGCGGGGTGTTCGTCTGGACAAGCCCGAGTAACTCTGCAGCAGTGCTCAAGGCTGGCACGCTGGGCGAAGTGCGGCTAGATGGCGGGATGTTTACCGCGGAGCTGCGCGGGCTGATGCAGGTGTTGCAGCAGCAGGCGGGGCGCCGCTTGGGCCCGGATTGCGACGTCGAGTTGGGCAGCCCGTGGTGCGGGGTCGATCTGGCGCCGTACACGTTCACTGGCGTGATCACGTCTGTATCGAGCGATCGCAAGACGTTCGTGCTGCCGCAAGCACAGGCCGATGGCTACTTCGATTACGGCATGTTCGAGCTGCTCAGTGGTCCGGCATCCGGGTTCCGCGGCAGTGTGTTTTCTTGGGTTGGTGGCGTGCTGGTGCTGACGCTGGCCCTGTCGGTGCAGCCGCTAGCCGGCGACAGCTATCGCATCACGCGCGGCTGCGATGGCCGCGCCGCAACCTGCCGCGATGTGTTTGCCAACAAGATCAACTTCCAGGGCTTCGAGGATGTGCCGGGGGTCGACCAGATCACCAGGGGGGCGCTGTGACAACGCGCGCCGATTTCCTGGCCGAACTGCTGACTTGGGAAGGGATGCCTTTCCACCACCAGGGCCGCGTGCGCGCCGGCGTGGATTGCCTCGGGCTGGTGGTCGCTGTGTGTACTGCGACAGGCGTGTCCGCCGAGGACGTGGCGAACTATCGCCGGATGGAACAAGGCAACGCGCTGGCCAGTGAGCTACTGCGCCAGACCATGGGCCAGATCGATCTGGCGCAGGCACGGCCCGGCGACTTGCTGCATTACCGCTGGCCCGGTGAGCGTACGCCAGAGCGCACGCAGCACGTGGCGTTGCTGCTCGGCCCCGATCTGATGATGCACGCCGATGGCCGCCCGCACGTGCTGCGGGTGACCAAGGCGCGAATCGATTTCCATCCTGATGCGCGCCTGCAGGGCGTGTACCGCATGCCATTGGAGGACTAGCCCATGAGTAGCCCGACCGGTCTGCGCATCGTTGGCTATGTAGGGGCTGCGGTTGCTACCTATTTCGGCCAGGCCTGGGCGGCGCCGCTGATCCTGGGGGCGACCAATGCAGCGGCGGCCAGCCGCGAGGTGTATCGATCGGAAGGGCCTCGCCTCGGTGACTTGCGGGTGCAGGGGGCCGACTACGGTGCAGAGCTATCTAGGCTCTACGGTACGGTGCGCATATCTGGTCACGTTGCCTGGAATCCAGACATGATCGAGATCGCCAACACTGAAACCAGTGGTGGCAAAGGCGGTCCGAAGTACCAGAACACCAGCTATAGCGCCTATGCCAATTTCGCAGTGATGTTGTGCGATTGTCGCGGCACCGGGCCGATTGCTGGCGTGAGCCGCATTTGGGCCAACGGCAAGCTGATCTACGACAGATCAGGCAGCGCCTCTGCCGAAGCAGTGGCCGCATCGTCTGGGCTGAAGATCCGCATCTACACGGGCGGCGCGGCGCAAATGCCGGACCCGCTCATCGAAAGTTACAAGGGTGTTGGCAATGTATGCGCTTACCGTGGTACTGCCTATGTCGTGTTTGAGGAGTTTGCGGTTGGCGACTACGGCAACATGGTCCCGAACCTGACGTTTGAGGTTGTGGCCAGTGGCACTGCAGAGGCGCTCCGCGTCTTCCCGGTCAAAAAGTCTGGATTAGGCTTGGAGTTCGCCGCATCTGATATCAGTTGGACTGGTTCAACGGTTTTCGTCGGATACGATCCCGCAGATACCAGGCCAGCGTTCAGCAACTGGTTGGCAATGATCAAGCAGGAATTCTCGCTGAATGGAACTCCGCTCCGCCGGAAAACATACGCAATCAGGCCGCCTGCCAACCATAACGTCTTCACTCCGTTCCTTTGGCATCACCAATACGTCGGTAGCATTGGTCTCTATAACATCAGCGTGTACGGCTCATCCCAATGGCCTGGAGGCCCAACCGCTGCTCAACTGCGGGTTTTTGCTGGCGCCGTGTTTGCAAGCCGCGAATTCGTGGGTGGCATTGTTGATAGCAAGTTGGTCTACCAAAACAACTTTGATATCGACTCCGGGGATAACCTCCGATGGGTGCCGGGGGTGGCCATTGACCCGCAAGGCTATCTTTGGATCGGATACAAGAGTGGCGCTGACTGGCGCACTAAGATCTTTGATGCGCAGTTGGTTGAGGTGGACGATTTCGGCGCCGAGCGCGGTGGTGACGTTTTGGCGGATGCCAAGAATGGCGGCACCAATGGCGGTGTGGGAGGCTCCAACCGGGCGCTCAGTTTCGAACCGGGTGGAAATTTTGCATGGCTCGTATCGGGCACCTTGGTCAATGTCTACCGGCGTAACGGATTTTCCTTGGCGTTGGTCGCCAGCATTGCTCATGACCTCGGCGTTAATGCCAAAGGCATCGTGGCCTTTTCTGGCGGGTGCATGCTGTTCTCGGTCGATAGCCTGCAAGTTGTCACTCGCGGCGCAGTGATGGGCTCTCCAGTGGATCTGGATGACGTGGTGCAGTCGGAGGCACTGCTCGCTGGCATCGGCCCTGCCTCGCTGGATCTGACTGCGCTCTCTGGGCAGACGGTGCTGGGTTATCAGGCAACTGGCACTTCCCGGCAGGGCCTTGAGCCGCTGGAGTCGATGTACTTGTTCGATTTCGTCGAATCGGGCAACAAAATCAAAGCTGTGCTTCGTGGGGGTGATCCGGTGGTGACCATCCAAGAAGATGATCTGGTTATGACGCAATGAGCATCCAAGGATTGCAACTGACACGCGCCGATGAAACCACGGTGCCGTGCCGCATCATCGTGCGTTATCAGGACGTAGCACGGGATTATCAAATTGGCGTGCAGGCATCGCGGCCACTCTCTGGCATCGGGTCTCAGCAAGTGGTAACGCTCGACCTGCCGATGGTGCTGTCAGGTGATGAGGCCAAGCAGCTTGCGGAAATCCGGCTCAGGAACGCGCACACCGAGCGAAACGGCGGCACCTTTGCGGTGCCGTTGTCGTTTGTGGCGCTTGAACCAGCGGATGTGGTGATGCTGCAAGGGCGCGATGGCAGCCAGCTCAAGATGCGTATCACCCAAGCTACCTTTGACGGCGCGAAGGTGGATATTGCGGCCGTGCTGGAGGACAGTATCTACACCAGCAGTGCCATGGGTGATTCTGGGGTATTCCCCGATCAGGAAGTGGGGTTCGCTGGCCCAACTGATTTCCTGTTGCTGGATATTGCGCCGCTGCGTGATGCAGATGGTGCAGAGCCAACGCTCTATGTCGCCGCTGCAGGTGTGCTAGATGCCTGGCGTGGGGCGATGCTGTACCGCTCTGCCGATAGCTCGTCCTGGTCGCTCGTGCAGGGAATTACTGTGGCGGCCTGCTACGGCACCACACAAACAGTGCTGGGCAGTTGGACGGTGGGGCAGATCGATATCACCAACACCGTGCGGGTCCGCGTAAATGGTGAGCTGGAAAGTTTCCCAATGGACCAGCTGTTGGCGCGCCGGGATGTTGGCGCCTACCTGGTAGGTGATGAGATCATTCAGGCGGCAAATGCCACTCTGATTAGCGATGGCGTGTATGACCTATCGCACTTGATCCGCGGGCAGCAAGGGACAGGCAACACCGTCGGCACTCATCAAGCTGGTGAGCGCGTTGTATTGCTGGATACACGGCTGAGCCAGTCTACGATCCCTTTGGCGGCCTTGGGGCAATCGCTGCACTTCAGAGCGGATAGCATCACGGCAGATGTGGGATCGGGTGATGTGGAGATCATAGCACCAGTGGATGCCACGATCCGCCCGCTAGCGCCCGCACACCTCTATGCCCCGTCCAATGGCAATGACTACGCCGTCCGCTGGACGCGCTGCGCTCGCATCAACAACACCTGGCGTAATGGCGGTGATGTGCCGCTTGATGAGACGACCGAGGTGTATCGCGTGCGTGTGCTGGTGGGCGGGTCCGAGAAGCGCAGTACCACCGTCACTAGTGCCACGATTTGGACCTATACCGCTGCCATGCAAGCGACCGATGCAGTTTCCCCGGGCGTGGTCTTCACCATCGAGGTTTGCCAGGTTTCCGACGAGTCGGTGATCGGTAAGCCCGCAACCATCACCCTCACGAGGTAAGTCATGGCGGACAGCACGTCTCTCCTGCCGCAAATGAATGCCACGCAGGCGAACAAGGAAGGCTTGTTCAACATGCTCGTGGCCGCCATGAGCCCGGCCGCGCTATACGGTGTCGACAGCCAGAATTCAACCTGGCCGAACCTCGCGTACTTCGGGGGGCGGCTTGAGGATGGCACGGCCATCGCCAATGGCACCGTTACGCTCACGACCAGCGCCACCAACTATGTGGTGGCCCATCGCACCACGGGCGCCGTCACCGCCTCGACCAGCAATACCAACTGGAACAACACAGCCACCTACCGCCGGCTGTATCGCTTCACAACCGGGTCTGGTGCATTCGGCACCTGGGATGACTTGCGCTATTTCGGCGGCAGTAGCGGTGGCGGTGCGGCCTATGACATGTTCTCGTCACTGGTCAACGTGGAGGTGTCGATTACTGGCGCGACTGCCCTCAATTCCAGTGCCTTCAACAAGCTGCACGTCTGTTCTGGCACTTCCGCAGACTATCCGGTCACGTTGCCGTCGGTGTCGGGCAATGCGGGCAAGATGATCGGCCTGCGCATGGCGCCAGGGCTGACGAAGCTGGTCACCGTGACGGCCGCCTCGGGCGAGTTTATCGACGGTTCGGCCACGCGGATCATGTGGGCAAACGAGGTCGCCATTCTTTACTGCGACGGCGTGACCTGGACCAAGGTCGCCGGCAAATCCATTGCCGCCCAAATCAAGATGACGCGCACCAGCACGCAGAGCATCCCCAATGCCACCGTGACCACTGTTGATCTGGATGCCACCGCCTTTGCAGACGGCATGGACAGTGGTGCGGCCGATCTCACCAACAACCGGGCGTATATCCGAAGGCCTGGGACCTATGCGATACAAGCCCAGGTGGTTTACGCGTTTGGTGTTGTGTCCGGTGCGCAGTGCAGGCTGGATTTGAACGGTTCCAACTATGGGGCATACACGTTCCCGGACGGGACGAACACCATGACACGGCCATGCATTTACACCGCAATCGACAAGTTTGCAGCAGGGGATTACTTGTCCGTTTCCGCGTTCGTGTCGACTGGTGGCCCGGCCAATATCGCGTCCAACATTTTGGTCCTGCGTGAGCAGATTTCCTGGTGAGCGCCATGCAAAAAAACATCGCTGACTCGATCCTCGGCCTCTATCCCGATGCCATACCGCTGATCGATTTCATCGTGGTATCGGACAAGGACGGCGAGCGCATCGCTGAATGGAATTTGCCGGGCGAACCGCCGGACGCGGCTGCGCTCCAGACTGGGCGGATGCTTGGGCTGCGGCAACGCCTGCGCGCGCGCATCAACGCTTGGCGTGACGAGCAGGAGGCCGCGGCCATCACGTTTGAGCACGCTGGTCACACCTGGGATGGTGGGCTGCGGGTGCGCCGTCGCATGCAGCCGGTGCTCACGTTGACCGAGCTGCCTTCCGGGTTTTTTTGGACCGACGCCAATAATGAGGACGTGCCGATGGACCTTTCCGGTCTGGCCGCACTTCACCTGGCGCATGAGCAGGCGCTGGTTGCCCAAGGTTGGGCCATCCACACCCGGCAGCGTGCGATGAAGGAAGAGATTGAAACGCTGGATGAGGCCGCATTGCAGGACTACGAGGTGGGCTGGCCACCAGCCTGACCCATGCAGTGATCGCAACCCCGCTGACCGCGGGGTTTTTTATTGCCGTGAAGGGATGGAGAACGAGATGGGGCACCCATGGAGCAGGCCATGAGCTTCGATTGGCCGAACGCAGAAGCATTCAAGGGGTTTGGCGCGGGGCTCACCGCAATGGCGGGGGTGGCATACCTCTGGTATCGCCGCGTCGCTGGCGACCGTCGCTCAGACGCGGTCGAAAGCAAAGTGGACGCCCGATACAACGACCTCTTGGCCAGCGTGAAGTCGGCATACGAGGCCATGCTTGAACAATCGCGCCAGCAGACCATTGCTGCTGAGACACGGCTGCAGGAATCGCTCAGCCGGCATGCAGAGCACGTCGACCAAAGCACCAAGACCATCGAGCAGCTGGCGCGTGAGCGCAACGCCGCGGTACAGGAAATGGGGGCCCTACGTTCGGAGGTTGTCCACCTCAAGGAAACTGTCCAGAAGCTGGAGAGGGAAGTCCACGAGATGGAGCTTAGCAATGAAGCGCTCATGGGCAAACTCGAAGCGGCCACACAGATGATCCAAGACCTAGTGAGAACGCAAACGACGTTGCTCCAGAAAATCCCCCAAGTTGAAGAGGTGGCGCTATGAATTTCGACCAAGCCTTTGCAAAGCTGCTCGGTCATGAGGGTGGTTTTTCCGATCATGCTGATGATCCGGGCGGAGCTACTCGCTATGGCGTAACAGAAGCGGTTGCGCGAGCCAATGGGTACCGCGGCGATATGCGCTTTTTCCCTCTCGATCAGGCAAAGACGATTTATCGCTCACAGTATTGGGATGCAGTGAAAGCAGACCAACTGCCGGATCTGATCCGATACGCCGTATTTGACGGGGCTGTGAATAGCGGGCCACACCAATCAATCAAATGGCTGCAGCGTGCCTTGGGAGTAGCCGATGACGGCAAGCTGGGCCCGATTTCGCTCAGTGCGGTTTCCAAGGCAGACCAGCCCGTGCTTTTGAGCCGACTTTTAGCAGCCCGATTGCGGTTCATGACGGGCTTAACCAATTGGCCGTCCTTCAGCCGTGGCTGGGCAAGACGTATTGCAGACCTGATGGAGGGATGAGCAATGTGGGGCGCACTTATTCCGTTCATTGGGACGGTAATCGACAAGCTGTTTCCAGATGCTCAGCAGGCAGCCGAGGGGAAACTGAAGCTTCTTGAGATGGCCCAGGCTGGGGAACTCAAGGTGCTTGATGCCGAGCTGCAAATCGCAATGGGTCAAGCGAAGGTCAACGAAGTCGAGGCCGCGAGCAACGACAGGTTTCGCGGTGGCTGGCGCCCTATGGCAGGTTGGGTCTGCTCGGTGGCACTGCTTTACACCTTCCTGCTCCAGCCGCTATTGGCTTGGGCGGCAGCGATCCAAGGGTGGCCCGTACCTCCGAAAATCGACATGGATACGCTGATGGGCCTGCTGACGGGGATGCTTGGCCTGGGCGGTTTCCGCACGTACGAGCGAATCAAAGGCAAGGCGTAAATCAACTAGCAGAATTGAAAGGGGCAGAAAAATGGGAATGGAACTGTGGAGCGGCGGCGTTGCAGCCGATAAGGGCGCTTGGCAAGAGCGCGAAGGGAAAAACTCTGGCGTAACCGAGGTGCAATTATCCGTCTTGGGAAGCGGCTCCGTATCTGTCACTGGCTACGTTTATGGCAGCAATGATGGCGTGGGCGAAATCCTTCTGGGGGACCTCACTGTAACCGGCACTGCAAGTCCAACTGTTCCATTGTCGGTGTCGGATACCATCACCAGGCCTTATCGATACCTCCGCTTTGATTTGTCGCCCGTCACTGGCTCGGTGTCGCGGGTGACTGTCACGCAAGCGGGGGTGTGACATGTTCAATCAAAATGCGAAGCGCCCTGCAGCGGCGAGCAGCGTGCTGACAGGCAGCTATACCCTCGCGGGATCTTCAATCAGCGCATACGCCTATACCCAGTCTGGGGTTTCGTGGACCATTGTCAACAATGGGGATGGCACAGCTACAGCATCATTCGCCAATATCGCGCAGACGTACCGAACAGGTATGCAGATCCGTATCGGTGGCTATCCGACGCCTGTATTCAACCAATTCTGCTCAACGATTGTTGACCATGACCGTACGGCGACAATGGGGTGGATCAAATTCACCATCACAGGGCCGTACTCGCTTCGCCAGGCAACACAAGAAGCGACGATCTTGATTGATGGCCTGAATACGCAGCCGGATAACTCGCGCAACCCGAATACGTGGGCACGTCTGCTCTACCCATCCAATATGCGATGCATCGGCAACTATGCAATTGCTGGAGGTGATACGCAGGACAACCTGAATGTATTTGACGCGACTCATGCCATAGCACGGCCTAATTTCGTGATCTTCGACGTCAACACCAACGACATCTATTCCCGCGGCTGGTCGGCCTCGGAAACCATTGCTAAGAACCAGCAGTTGATTGATCGCATCATTGGCATTGGCGCCAAGCCATGGGCAATGACCATGAGCCCACGGACGGCCGGGGTGACGACAGCGTTTCTTGATGCTCATTTGGCGGTGAACGACTGGTATCTAACCGAAGCCACCCGCCAAGGAGTAATCGTCACTAATGTGGCAGACACAAAGGCAAATGGCCTGACGTTCGCCGACCCAGCAAGTGCGAATTACAATCCAAGCACGGGCATGCTGGCTGACGGCGTGCATTACGACCGTGCTGGTGGATATGCGGTTGGCTTTGAGCGTGCGCGTGTTGCGCCTTCGGTGGCTGTTTCTCAACCGGTCAAAACCATTTCCTCAGTAGCTGAGGCAGCACGGCCGAATGTGCGGTACGACAATGCTGCTCTATCGACCACGCCCGGGGTTGCTCCAGGAACTGGCGTAACTGGGACTCTGCCAAACAACTCGACGTGTACGCGTGCTGGCGCAGCGACAATCGGATTCTCGACGATTGCCCGAACCGTCGCCGCTGATGGTGATGCATACGGGGTGTGGGGACGGTACGCCGTTACAAGTACCGCTGCCAATGATGGTGTAACGATAACGTTCACCAATACCAATGCCGCATCGTTTGCAAACGATATTGCGGTTCGTGGGGCCCTCTTGCTCAGGGTATCGGCGAACACGATTGTCAGGTCACTGAAGGCTCGATTGGTGGCTCGCTATACCCGCCCGGAAGACAGCATTTTCTGGACGCTATCCAGTTGGGCTATGCAGGGAGATGGCGCAACTGGGGCGACGCTTAACGAGGCGCTGAATTTCGCTTTGCCCATGGAGAGACTGAAGCTTGCTTTGGCAGCGAATAATTCTGGCCCATTGGACCGCGTCTATTTGGAAGTGTTCATGATTGCCGCTGGAGCTGGCACTGTGAACATCGACATTGCCCACCCGTCAATTTGGTCACGCGATTAATTCAACGTTCGCCACCCGGCAGCGCTATGTCGAGCTGTACGCCAAACGGGCTGCCGTCAACGGGCGAAACGGCATCGGCTATGGGGATTACGTGCAGCCGATGTAGCAGGCGATCGCAGCAATTTGATGATCTGGGTTCGTAGTAGTGCCGGTCGCTAATAGCCAGTGCTTGCTATAACTTCCGCGCGCGGCGAGCGCCCGCATTCTTTCCGCCCACAACTGGTCAATCGGCGGACCTGCTTAATCGCTCCAGCAGTTGTTTGGCCGAGGACCAGGCCTGCTTGCCGTGGTGGTATTTGCGGCGCGCCTTGGGCAGGCCCAGTTGGCCAGTTCTGTTGGTTACAACGGAAATGCTGCGACCTAGCACTGTTGCAATGACAGCGGCTGGAATTACACAATGCTCCAAACGCAGGAACAGCTCTTCTTCAACCGTCCAACGCTTTCGAAGCGTAGCTCCTCGTCGTTCAACGTTAGTTTTTGCCCAGCCCTTGTACCGAGCGGTACCGCGTATGGCGTGAATGCTCCTACCTGTTGCTTTGGCAAGCAGCGCGGCGGCACCCTGTTCGCGATAGTACCGACGGACCAATCTATCCTCTGCGGCTGACCAAAACGTTGTTGGGCTTTCGGAAGGGATGATACCGAGCTGTCTCGCGCTAGACTTGATCCGCCATGCTAGGGACTTCGGCGCCTTGGCCGCCGTTAGCAGCGCGTGCCGCGTATTCGGGTGGGCGGCTTTCCCGCGCTTCTTTTCAGCCATCTTGGCGCGGCTTTCTGGGCTGCTGGCCCGTTCTCGCCCAAGGGCAGCTGCGTCCGGTGGTACGCCTGTTTCGGTCTGCAGTCGGTGTCGTGTTCCCTCAGTGATACGTGGCGCGCCCAGCACCTGGCGCCACTGCCACACTTTGGTGGTGCTGACTCCCCACCAATAGCTGATGGCAGCGGATGATTCGTGCTTCACGGCGCGAGCCAATTCCTCCGTGAGTATCAGTGATGGACGCCCGTTCTTTTTGCGACGTGGCCAGGGAATTGGCGTATCGGTCCAGCCGCCCACCTGTAGGAGCCCGTCCACCTCATCGTTTAGCCAATCGCCAACTGTGCATTCGGGTGGGGAGTAGGGCCCAAAAAGCAGCGGAGGGACGTCAGGATGCATTGGCTGCCAGCTCTAGCGCGATGCGGATACCTTCACTGGCATTGCCTGCGCCAAGCGCCTGGGCGCGCTCCCAACTCGTGTCATCGATGTAGACGTTCCTGCGGCGGCCGTCTTCCATCTTTGTGGGCGCTCCAGCGTTGTTGCTGATACCGAGTGCAGCTTTGACCTTGCGTTGGTCTAGCGCACTCAGCGCGCCGTCACGCTCTAACCAGTAATACCCTGTTCTCGTGTTCAGGACGAGCATGCCTGTTCGATCGCCGACGGTTACTCGTTTACCGGCGCATTTAAACCCTGGCATCACCTTGAAGGTGTCGTTTGCGGTGGTTTCCAGATCGTCGAAGATGATCCGGTTGCGGTTTTCGTGGGTCATTACCAAACACTCTCACCGGTTTCAACATCGTAATAGTCGCCATCAATCCAGGTGGCTTCCAAGAAGGCTTCCAACTGCCCGGCTTCGATCAGCGCAACGGTATCGTTGCTGGTCCTGGTGGCTTCAACAAAAACTGCTTCTGCACCAGCTTCCTTTGCTGCAGACAGACTGTGATGGCCGTCCAGCACCACGCGGAGCGTCTTGCCGTCGAACTCAAAAACGGGCGAAACAACAACCTCGAAATCGGCCGCAGCGATCTTCTCTGCCACTATGTCTTCGTTCAAGTAGTGCTGACTGCTGACGGTGATCATTTTTCTGTCCTACCCCTGATTGCCGCGAGGTGCCGGTTGGTCGTTGCGACCTGTTGAAGTAATTATATACACACATCATTCCGTGTCAAACTAATTGTGTGTGTATGTTATTCGTTCTTCGGAATGCATGGGCTGAGCGGCGCCGTCGGCGAGTGATTCGAAGTTTTAGAAGTGCTAGTGCCTACCCATCAGTGGTTATTGGGTCCATCAGCTCGCGTCCCTGGTTCTTCACGCTGCCCACGGCTGGGGAAACTTTCCACCATTCGAAGTCATCGGACGGCCTGGCCAGCTGCAGTAGCAGGTGTGCAGCGAATTCGGTATCGACGTCTGGGTCGACCCAAGCCAAAGCATCCTCGGTGCGCAGCACGATGGGCCGGCGGTCGTGCACATCGATCATGCCACCCACGGCATCGGCCGTAATGATGGCCATGCCGCTTTCAGGCCCGTTGCTCGCATCGCCAGATTGGAACAGGGTGATCGTCGCTAACCATAGCGGTGCACGATCTTTGCCCGCAATCAGGTATGGCTGCTTCTTGCCATCTACAGCAGGCCACTCGTACCAGCCATCTACCGGCATGATGCCCCGCTGCCGCTTCACCCACGGCACCTTGTAGTAGCCGCTGCCGGCGACCACCTTCTCGACGCGCGCATTCGGATACGCCCGCCCCTTCCCAGCAGCCCAGGCGGGTTGATAGTTCCAGTGCACCATATCTGCCGAGGGCGTCCCTCCCATCCGATGCAACATCAGCTGTGGCGTGCCTGGTGGCACGTTGTAGCGCGGCGGATCGTCCAGCTTCGGCAGCACGGAGCCCCAGCCGAAAGCCTCGATTAGCTCCCATCCAGTTCGCCACTTCGCCGTCCTTCCGCACATACCGCCCTCCTAGCCCCACCCCAGCCTAGACCATCCAATCGTCGCTTTCATTTGGCCTTAATTGAACGATCGTTCTATATTTCCAGCCCCATCAATGATTCGTAGGAACGCCGTCGTGCAGCGTTTTGCACAGTTCAGCTCGCATGATTTATACCGCGTGGCCGCGGGCTGGCTCCGCGACCATCGTGCAGATAGGCGGGTGGCCAACTACAACGTGAGCCCCGGCATGGATGTGCTCGTGATGCACCAACTACAGGGCTACAACATGCGCGAGGTCGCGCGGGCAACGTGGGGATACCGGCCGGGCTGGGCCTCGCGGAAGGGCCTGCCCGCAGTGCCAACGGCGTCGAGCACACAAGGGCCAAAGGAACCCTACTTCAAGAGGCTATGGGAAATGCGGCGCCGCTGTGTGGTGCCGATGGACGGGTGGTTTGAGTGGGCCGAAATCGACGGTGAGCGTAGGACGTTCTTCGTTCAGCGCAAGGGTGGCAGGCCAGTCTTTGCGGCAGGCCTATGCAACGTTGACCCAGCTGACCCTTGGCGCGATACCGGCGTGGTGATCCTCACGCATCCGACACTGCCGGGCCTGGTAGATCCGACCGAACCACGGCCGCTGCTGCTGTCACGCGAAGCAATCCAGCGCTGGATCGCACAAGAGGGCACCGCAACCGATGCCCTTTACCACCTCATGCACGAGCCACCTTCGGACTTGGAGTTCATCAGGCTTCGAGCCAGCCTGAGCAACCTGCAGGCTAATAGCGACGCGCTTCTAGAGCCAGCATGAACGGTTCGGAAAGGTGCCATTCTGAACCCTGGCTAGTGGTGACGATTGACGGGCGGACGTGGAAGGATGGCGAGGCAAACCTAATCCAATTGCCGCGCAACCAGGGCGCCTGCACCATGTTCTGGCCAGCAACAAGCTGGGGAGCAAGCAAGTTGACCGCCAATGCTCCAGAGCGCGCATGGCTCGACGGTGACGCGCTTCGGGCCGGAGAGTACATGCGGCTTGAGCCTCATGGCCAAGCAATCCGCGCGGAGCTGATCGAGATCGAGCACGGTGGTGTGAGGCACAGTTACCGCATGGGCACTGGCCTGGCTATGGGCTGTCTGATGATGCGGTGCCTTAGCGAGGTGGCCTATCTGGTGCTGTACCAACGAGACGGCCTGTGGATGCCAAGAGAAGTGGAGCGGAAGCCTACGAATAGCTTGGGGCGCTACACAAGGGTGAAGCGCACGGAATAGTTGGCGCCGGCCACTACCCCGGTGCCTGGCCGCCATGGTCAGGCTAGTTTGACTCACCAACACGGCGGGGAACTGCCGCGAATTTTAAGCCGAAGCTGTCAACGTCGCCGCCGCGAACGTGCTTCGCAATTCCCCTGCGTGTTGGTTCTGGCCTGTGCCAGATTTGTGTCATAGCTCGTGCCATGACCAAGAATATTGTGCCATAAACTGCTATGTTGTGTGCTGGCGCAACAGAGCATTAGTGATTTAAAATCAACATGTTAAATCTTGGTCTTGGCGTTTTTGACCTGACTCGAAATCAGGCGTAGGTGCAAGCCTACCGAGGGTTCGAATCCCTCCCTCTCCGCCAGTTGTTAGGGTTGCCGCGGGATACCATCCACGCGGCAACCAATTCCCCCAGGTAGTCCCTCCCCTGTTCTGTGCGCTCCGCCTCAACCAGCGCAATTTTCATCACAAATTCAAGATCATAGCCAAGTGCCTGACCGACTTTGACGGTCGCGGCTGGCGTCATTCCGCCTCGCGCTTTCCACATTCCCACCGTGTTTTCGTGCACGCCGCACAGCGCAGCCATTTCTCGCTGGCTGTGATTACTTACGTATTCGTTAAACAAATCCATTGAGCTTTTCATAGCTTCCCCGTTTTTCGCCCGTTGACCCCACAAGTCGTTGGGGTGTTTCATCCGCCCAAAACCCCACCACTTGTTGGGTTCACAACTTGTGGTGTTGGGCGAACTGTAAACCAGCGACAACAGGGAAGCCACTATGCGGGACAGATCAAAGACAGGGGGGCGGATACCAAGTCGGGCGTTCACGCCCCCACCGCGCCCGCAGTACCGCTGCAAACGCTTCGCCATCTACAAGCGGCACGGCTTCTACCTGACCCTCGCCACCGGCCCGCTCTCTGCCGCTTCCGGCATCTGCCACCAGTACGAAATCCCGTGCATGGGGCGCCGATGATGGACTATTTGCCGCTCACCCTTGAGCCGCTGTGGGTCCTGTTCGGGCTGTTGTTGCTCGTGCACGGATTGATTCGCTTGATCCGGCTCGTCTCTACCCGTCGGGGCCAGCGATGAGCCGCCCCGTCTCCCTCTTCAACCTTGCCCTGCAACAACAACGTGACGCCGCCGCCGGCCGCTGCGCGGGCGCAGCCTGCGCAGCGGAGCCAGCGCAGCGGCCGGCGTTCGGCGCATCCGGGGCGGTGTTGGCTCTCCTTGGCAAGAATGGGAAATCCGCTGACACGGAACCGGGTAAAGCGGCGATCCGGGAGCGCGAGGGCAAATCGGGGAATCTGCTGTCTTCCCGGGGCCGTCGGTACCGGATGCAACGCACCGCCCAGCAACTGCTGCCGGACGAATCTGTCTCGGGCTGCCACCGCTTCATCAGCAACGCCAACTGGTCCGGCGAAGTCCTGGTGGTGCAACGCCCGGAAGGCGGCACCAGCTACCGGGGCGTGCAGACCTGCGGCAGCGTCTGGCATTGCCCGGTGTGCGCCAACAAGATTGCCGAGCAACGCCGCGCCGAGCTGTTCGCCGGCATGGCGACCCACCGCGCCCAGGGTGGTCGCTGCTACATGCTGACCCTGACCTTCCCCCACCGCATCGACCAGGATCTGGCCGAATGCCTGGAAGGCCTGCGCAAGGCGCTCAAGACCTTCAAGGCCTCACGCCAGTGGCGCACGGTCCGCGAGCGCATCGGCTTCAAGGGCACGGTCCGCGCGCTGGAAGTGACCCACGGCGAGAACGGCTGGCATCCGCACACCCATGAGCTGGTCTTTGCCAATGGCGACGAAGAATCGGTGCTGGCCGAGCTGGAGTCACTGCGCGACTACTGGGCCAAGGCGGTGCACAAGGCCGGCCTCGGCCAGATCAGCATTCACGGCTTTCAGGTCGGCGGTGCCGACAAGGCCGCGTCCTACGTCACCAAGTACGGCGACACCGATCCGGCCGACGACAGCCGCTGGGACGCCTCGCGCGAGATGACGCGCCAGCATTCCAAGCTCGGTCGCCGCAAGGGCCGCACCCCGTTCGCCCTGCTGCACGACGCCATGATCGGCGACGGCGAAGCCAAGTTGCTGTTCCAGGAATACGCCCGCGAGTTCAAGGGCGCGCGACAGCTCTATTACACCCCCGGCCTGCGTGCCTATCTCGGCCTCGATGACATCAGCGACGAGCAACTGGCCGCCGCCGACCAGGACGACGCACCGGGCGATGAGCCGCAGCGCGTGCTGTGGCACTGCACCCGTGACGAGTGGAAGTTGCTGCTGCTCACCAACATGCGCGGCGAGTTCCTCGACATCGCCGCCAAGCACGGCACCGACGGGTGCTTCCTGTTCCTCAAGGCGCTCCGCCTTCGGCAAGCGGGGCGTGACGTCACGCCGACCTTTATCAATCCGGAGATTCAACCATGAGCATGGATGCTGTTTACAGCGCCAAGGTCGTCGGCGTCACGTCGGCCAAGGGCAGCTTCAAAGACGATAGCGGCAAGGTGATCGAGTACGACAACACCAAGGTGTTTGTCGAGATCGCCCTGCGCGGTGAAACCGCCCGTGGCATTGCCACCGAGGCGTTCAAGATCGGTCCGTCGAATGCCTACCTGGCGCACCGCTTCGCTACGGTGAAGCTGCCCTTCGACGCCAAGCTGACCGTGCGCAAGACCACCAACGGCCGCGAGACGCGCGAGGAAGTCATCGCCTTCGAAGTCGTTGGCCAAGCCCCGGCCAACCCGCTCGGCCCTGAGTCCAAGGCCGCCGCCTGATGGCCACCTGCGCCCTGGTCAAACCTTGCGGTACCGGCCCTGCTTCCTGCGGGCCCATGGATGCGCCCGGTGCCGGCAACACGCTGGTGATCGAGAACGTCCCCATCGAGCAGTGCCAGGGCGTGGTGCTTGTTTCCCCCAGTGAATACAGCGGCATCCAGAACCTGCAATCGCTGTTCACCTGGGATTCCCAGTTGTTTGTTGTTGGGCTCGGTGGCGTGGTCATCACCTTCGTCACCGGGTTAATCGTCGGCTCAATCATGGGCCTCATTAGAAGGAGTAGGTAAATGCGTTTTATGAATGCTGTTCGCAAATATGGCCCGTGCGTTGCCCTGGTCGGTTTTGCTGCCCCGTACGTCTCGGCCGGCCCTGCGGCTGACCTGGTGGCCCAGGCCACCACCGACCTCGATGGCACCCAGGACGACATGCTCGACGTCGGCGTGATCCTGGTCGGTATCGCGGCCGTGGCGGCGTGCATCGGTTACATCATCAGCCTCGTGCGTCGCGGCAAGTAAGCCGTGCTGTCCCTGGTGATTGGCCTGGTCGTCGGCCTGGCCTTTGTCAGTGGCATACGCATCGGCGTGTTTCTCTAACCGGGGCCGAGTGCCCCGGTTTTTACTTGGTGATGCTATGAATCGCCTAATTCCCGTCTTATTACTCGCTTCCGCGCTGTTGGTACTCTCAAATTCCGCATTTGCTAAATGGAAAGCCGTTTCAAATGGCAATCAGTATTCATCCCCCGGCATTACCGCATACGGCAATTCGCCTGGTGAGGCATGCGATGCCTGGTATTCGGCGACGCCGGCCGGTTACAAAATCAATAGGACGAATATAGGCGACTGGAACAACGCCTATTGCATGACAGATTACTACACCGGCTCGACGTGGATCGGCGGCAGTCAGGTTGCCACGTTGACGCAAGAGGCCGACGTTACTCCCACCCCACCTAACACCTGCCCTGCTGCGGGCACCGCCTATACCGGCGCGACAGCCTATGTCGGACTGAAGAGGAACGCCTGCACCGGCACCGGCTGCGCTGTCGTGCTGTCGGACGTCCACAACTGCAGCGGCCCGGTCTGTGACGCGACCTTTACCAGCACTGGCCAGACCTGCACCGACCAGCCCCCGCCCCCGGCCTCCAACAACGACTGTCCCACCGGCACGTTGTATGCCGAGTTCAACGGTGAAGGCCGCTGCGTTGCGGTGAGTGATCCTGTTACCCCAGCGCCCACCACGCCCACGCCGGGCCCGTCGCCAACACCTGGTCCAACCCCACCGACCACGCCCGTCCCCGGTGATGGCGGTGGCACGGGTGGCGGCGGCGGTTCTGGTGGCGGCGGTGGCACCACGCCGGGTGATGGCGAGGGCGAAGGCGGGGAAGGCAGTGAGTACTGCAAGGACAACCCCGGTTCACTCATCTGCATCAAGGTCACCAAGCCTGGCCAGTCCGGTTCCTACGACCTGGACGCGGTGAAGCAGGAGCTTGCCGACGCTCAGTCTGAGTGGAACGACCTGATGGCCACGATTCAGGAAGAGCTGGCCGACCTGGTGGATTTCGATATCGGCGGCGGCAGCAGCATGGCCTGGTCCACCCGGATCTTTGGTAGCCGCGAAGTAGCAGTGCAGATGAGCGACTTCGACGAGATCTGGACCTACATCCCGATGCTGCTGATGTTCCTGGCCGCGCTGGCCTGCGCCTTCATTCTCTTTGACCTGTGAGACAACCATGATCGAATTCTTCAACGCGGTATGGCAGTTCATCACCGTCGGCATCTGGGACTGGGCCGAGCACAGCATCATCTGGGCCTTGGCTAAGCTCACGGTCTGGTGGTGGCAGACCAAGATCGAGTTCGCCGGCATGGTCTGGGACGTCTGCAAGGATGTGCTGGCCGACCTGAAGATCTCCGAGACCATCGAGCTGTACGCCGGCCGGCTCGACAGCAAGATCACGCGCGGCCTGATCGAGGCGCGGGTGCCCGACGCGGCCAACATGGTGCTCAACGCCGCCCTGACCAAGAAGATCCTCAACTTCGTCGGGTGGTGACATGTCGATCCTGATCTATCACGGCCCACCTGGCGCCTATAAGACCTCCAGCGCGGTACAGGACCAGGTGTTGCCGGCAGTGAAGCACGGCCGCAAGGTCGAAGTGCCGATCGGCGAATTCGATGCCGACGGCAAGCTCAAGACCCGGACGGTGAAGGTGCCCCGCATCATCGTCACCAATGTGCGCGGCCTAAGCCGCGATACCTGCATCCGCTACTACGGCTCGGACCTCAGTGCGGAATGGCTCGACGGTTTTGACCTGGTGCATGACTTCGGCGATCGCACCGAGACGGTCCACTACCCCGGCTTCGACGTCATCAACATCGACACCAGCCTGCAGGAAGGCCGCGACCGGATGGCGCGCTGGTTTCACTGGGTGCCGATCGGCGCCTTCCTGATCATCGACGAAGCCCAGAACGTCTGGCCCAGCCGCTGGACTGCCCGCGACCTGACCGCGCTCGACTACCCGGCCGACGGCGAGCTGCCGGGTGTCGATGCCGCCAAGCGCGACGGCCGCCCGGCCGACTTCGTCACCGCCTTCGACATGCACCGGCACTTCAACTGGGATCTGGTGCTGACCACGCCGAAGATCTCGAAGATCCGCGACGACATTCGTGGCGCCTCCGAAGGCGCCTACAGCCACCGCAACCTCGCCGTGCTCTCCGCCCTGTTCAAGGGCAATTACACCCAGGGATACCACGATGCCCAAGACGACGGCCGACCTGCCCAGCTGCAAACCATCCAGCGCAAGCGCATCAACCAGCGCGTGTTCAAGGTCTACCAATCCACCGCCACCGGCCTCGTCGCCGACACCAAGGCCGGCACCTCGATTTTTAAGGACCCTAAGGTCGTTGGCCTGCTTATATGTGTGGCCCTACCTGTCATTTATTTTGCGTTTGCCGGTGTCCTGACCTTCCCCCACCCAGCTATACCAAGAATTAGTTAG